TCCCGTACGTACTAAGCGTCAGATGCGTGAGGCGCAAGAGTTCTTATCTATCTTCAAACGTGAGGTTGCTGAAGTTAATGCAATCGTTAACGAGTACCCTATGTCGTACGGTAAAGTCGATGAGAAGTTCGTTATTGATTGTATGAGCGAGTTGTTCGCTTACGGACTTACCGAACCCGTTATCAAACGCATCATCGGTTATTAATCTCCGCACCTATGAAGAGCACCTATTCTTATTATTAATCAAAACAATCTTATATATGCAGTTATCTCTTAAAGAATTAAATGAATTAATCTATTGCGTTGGTACCGTAATGTCGTCAAAGACTAATACGTACGGCGCTGAAGATCGTACCGCGCTTTACGAAAAGCTTACTACTGAGTTAGAATCCCGCGTAAATGATCTCGTAGAGTTGGAGCGTGCACCTAAGAAGCGACCTACTCGAAAAGAGCTCTTCGGGGTTAACCGTTTGCAAGTATATAAATCCACTCAAAAAACAGCTGTCACTAAAATCACTGAAATGCCCCAGTATGTTATGTGTATCGGTAGTTACGGTAAAGCTGAGGTTGGTAGGGTCTACAATACTTCTGACGAGAAGTTAGCAGATAAGCTATTCAATTTATCTTGGGAGAAGGTATTGTTAACATTCGGAAATCTCAAAGGCGTTCATAATCAAGTGCTTCATCCAAGATTCGAAAGCATGTGTTGATTGGGACGACAATTATTAGTATAGGCAGACTCTCGACTTCAAAGGTAGGTTAGTCAGGTGGTAGTAATTGGTAACGACTTTGCTTCATTGCATGGAGATGCAGGTTCGAATCCTGCCCTGACTACAATTAATAAATAAATAAAATCAAAGTTATGGCAAAAGTAAATGAATTAAAATTAGGAGACATCGTAAGACTTTCTAAAACCAGTCAGTATTATTACGACGAGCCTAAAGATTCAGGCAGTAGTAACCCAATTAATATGGACGGTAAGATCATCTCTGTAGATGAAGATAACGATGGCTATCCATTAGAAGTACTTTGGGATAATGCGCAAACTAATGTATATGATTGGTGCGATCTTGACTTAGTATGGTCAGCCACGTATACAAAGAGCAAACCATCTAAAAAGAACCGCAGCGGTGCATATACAGTTGATGAAGAGTTCATTAAGCAAGCACACGAAGCCGCATGTTCAGATTGGAAATCCCGGATCGAAGACAAATTCCCTGAGTTATTCCCTACTAATAAGTACGTATGTGCTTTATTTGATTCGAAAGACGTCGATAAGGCGAAAAGCGCAGATCTATATGTAAAGCTGGAGGATGGTTCATACGTAAAGAGTAAAATACAGATTATACATGGTCTTGCGGGTTTAGAAGGTATTGATAAACGAGCTAAAGGCTGTGGTATCTATATACCTCGTGGACATGACATAAGCCTATGCATTGCAAAAGAGTATACAGGCCCAGGTTCAGTAATTCTTTTCGAACCAAAAGAAAGTAAGTAATTATAAACATATAAAACAAAAACAATAAGAGTTATGGCAAGACAAGCAACAATGTACAGCAACATTACCGGCATCTCAATGGAAGTAGCAAAGGAAAAAGCACCGGCTATCTTTGCAACCAAGCCCGCAGATTATATTAACCTTAAGCGATATAAGTTCACTCCAACTACGGAGATCATCGACTACATGAAAGACATGGGTTATGTATTAACAGACGCTAAACAGTCTAAGACAAAGATTCCCTTAAGGAATACCTATGGTACCCACATCGTAACCTTCCAACATCCTGATCTGTATGTAAAGGATTCTGAAGGAGGATTAGAAGCAAGACCTACGATCGTATTACTGAATAGCCATGACGGCAGCAGGCCAATCCAATTTGAAATGGGACTGTTCAGATTAGTATGTTCCAATGGCTTAATGATCAAGAGCATGGATATGGGAAGCTTCAAAGAAAGACATACTAAGTATACCTTCCAAGAAGTAAAAGACCTGATCAGTTCAAAGGTAGATACCCTTCCTAAGGTAATCAATAAGATCAACGACTGGAACATGGTAGAGATGACTGCTAAACAACGTAGACAATTTGCAGTAGATGCCTTGTTACTTAGATTAGGTGAAGATCGGCAAGTAGAAGACTACGAGATCAACTCTGTATTAGAGACTCGCCGCGTAGAAGACAAAGGCCAATCCTTATGGAGAACCTTTAACGCCGTACAGGAGAACATCATCAAAGGCGGCTTCCAAATGAACGAACGTACCGCCCGTGGCATCACCAACCCTGTACAGGATATGGTACTGAATCAAGGCTTATGGCAGTTAGCCGATAGCTACGCCAACTAATCACACTGCTAGCGGTCTACTAGTACATGCTAGTAGGTCGCTAAGCGGTTGTTAGCGCCCCGCCAAAGCGCTAATTAATGTAGCTAGGAAGGGCTAGCCCCGGGGGCCTAACTTTAGGTCCTTTTTACCAGCATCGGAAATTTCGAAATATTTTTTAATCATATATACAAAAACATAAAAACAAACATTCATTATGAAACAAGGAGTAATCGCATTCGCAGTAAAATCAAAATATTTTTCTATCTATGAAGCATTTGTAAAAGAGCTTAAAACAATCGGTTACAGATGGAACGATAAATTCAACTTATTTACAGTAAAGGACTACGAGCGTTGTACATGTGTCTATGTATCAGATTTCTGGCAAGGAGACGCTACTGGTCCTATGATGAGTTTTAGTAACCCAGGTAGTGGTACAAAAGTCATTGACCTTGACACAGATTTTCATACTGCAATTTCTACAGCTAAAGAGCAGTACAGAGACTGGAAATCGAGTTCAATATCAGTAAAATTAAACTCCGAGTATACAGCGGTTATCAGCAAATCAGGTATCAAAGTAGGTTGTCAAACGATCGATGTCAGTGTCGCTAAGGAGCTCAATAAAGCTTTTATAAAATTGGGATTAGTATAGTAAAAACCAGGCACCAGAATTTCAGTAAAATAGTTCAAAATCACCGGGCCCACAGGGGCAAAATCAAACATAAAAAAACATAGTATATGCAAAAACAAACAAATGCACGCAAAAAGTTTAAAATCGGAGACAAAGTAATGATCGCTGAAACCAGTGAATATTACATAAAAGGAGATCCTAGCAATCCTATCGATACAGTAGGCGAAGTAAAATGTTATAAGAAAGATGGTCTGCCTATTGAAGTACGCTGGCCAAATATTATTGTTAACTCTTACGAAGAACACGATCTTGTTTTAGCGTCATCTTCTGAACCAACAGTAGATGTATCTCGCGAATTTGTATTACGCGCATATGATTCAGCATGCTCAGATTGGAAAAGAAAAATCGAATCAGAGATTCCAAATCTGTTCGCGTTTACTCATCAAGTAAGAGTATCGTTTATTCGTGATGCATATAAAGCTGCTGACGCAGAATGGAAAAAGAACCTAAAACAAGCGTTTCCGAAATTATTTAAAGATGCGTATACTTGCCTGGTACCGGGAGTCAACCCTGAAGACTTAGGTTCTTACTTATATACTACAATTAGTGGAGGTAGTTATCGTAGTATCGAAGGCGTCTCATTAATAGATGGAATAGCAGGTCTTTCCGGTGTTCCTGAAGAAGCAAAAGGTTGTGGCTTTTATATCGATTGTAGCTTTTTAAAAGATAAGACGCTAATAATAAAAACATTACCTACTGGCTCTAAAGTAATATATTTCAAAAACAAATAAACAATAAATCAAAAACAAAAAAACAAAGATCATGGCAAAAACAAATTTACAAGTAGTAACAGTTACAAGCGCACCAGAAGCACTCGCAGTTCTTAACGAACAAATTAAGTCTTACAAACACATTCAAGATTCAGTGTATAAGACTCCGACTAAAGGTTCTTTACGACTTAGCGATGGATCGACAGTTGACCTTAAATCAGAAACAAGCATTGATAAGGTTGTTATGGCATTTGCTAGCGTACAATCACGCATTAAAGCTATCGAAAGTGCTTATTCTGAATTAGGACGCGATGAATATCCAGTTGTTAAAATCGAAGGTGGTACCGAAGAAGAATGGAAGCAAGACTGTATGCTTCGTATTCAAATCATTGAGCAAAAAGATAAGCTTGATGAACTGAACGAATTGAAGAAAGAGTGGGAAGAACTTCTTGACAAGGAAGATCGTAAAGCTATTCTAATGAAAAAGATGGCGAACAAAGGATTGGTATAATATTTCTTCACACAAAGCCCCTTTGAAATATAAGGGGCTTTTTTAAATTACTATTTATATGTCTAAATTTAAAGTAGGTGATATTGTAGAATACTATAAGACGCCAACAGGAAGAGATTGGGTAGGCGTAGGTGAAATTAGTATACCATTTAAAATAGGTAGTATATTAACGGTATGCGAGGTAAGTTCGAAAACGGGAGCTCTCAAATTTGACGATTATTACTACTATCCAAAACAATGCTTCAGACTCGTCGAACAACCGGAACCAGCATTTATTTTTAATATTTAAACTATTAGCTATGGAACCATTTAAAGTAGGCGATATCGTAGAGTACTACAAAGAACCAACGTATGAAGATTGGGTAGGCGTAGGAGAAATTGCTATAAGATTTCAAATAGGCGATCATAAAGAAGTTAAAGCAATATGTCCACATTCTAGCGCATTAATGTTCGAAGACCAATATTTTTATCCAAAACAATGCTTCAGACTTATTGAAAAGGCAGAACCCGAATTTATTTTTAATATTTAAACAATTAGCTATGAAAAAATTAAAGCTAGGAAGCAAGGTTTTATATAGAGGAAAAATACATACACTTTTAGGATATACAAGATCAGGTACGAGTTGTGTTATTGAAGGTCCGGAAGGCAAGCATAGTGGAGATGTACTGAAATATTGGCACGATGAGTACGGAAAACCAGTTGCTTACACTAATAAGAATTGGGAAAATAATCGAATATTTGTAACTGTAGCTGAGACTATTCCATGCGAACAGTCAGAACCAGAATTTATTTTTAATCTTTAACAATAAATCATATGTCAGCAGAATATATCCCTAAAGTTGGGGACAGAGTTATTATAACAAAGAGTGTTCTAAATTGGAACAATGAGGGTAAAATGGATAAATACATCGGTTTAGAATTAACCATATCGCGTATAGGTCAAAATGGAGATCGTGCACAATTCGAGGAGGTTAAAGGCGCAGAGGATATTAATTATTGGGATTGGAATTTCAGACAAAGGCACTTCAAACTAGCCAGTAAATCAGAACCTGAATTCATTTTTAATATTTAAACAATTAGCTATGAAATATAGTCCACTACTAGTAGACGACATAGGAAGACAGCTCAAAGAATTTAAAGTAGGAGAGTGGTATACGAATCCTAAGCATTATATAAGCGAATTACCTGACACTCTCTACTTTAGAGTTGGTTCAGTCGAGATTTGTAAAGGCTGTTTAGGAGGGTACCACTACAATTCACTTGTCTTTGATGCAGTAGCCAATGAAAATTGGGAAATTACAGAAATTAGAAAAACCCAATCAAATACTGATTATGATCAAGAAATGCAATTAGTTGAAAAGGTTCAACCCGAATTTAATTTAAAATTTAATAAAAACAAAACAAAAGTAGTTATGAACAAAAAAACAGTATCAATCGCAGCTTACGAAGCACTTAAAGAACAAGGAATGAAAATTGGATCTATGGTAAAGATCTTAGCCGCTTGGCCTGAAAAATCAGAAGGCTTTGATGCGTATTGGCCAGAAGATATGAATGCTACAGTCGGTAAAATAGGTAAGGTTACTAATATTACAGTAGATCAAGATGAAGTACGAGTTTCTGTATCGATTCCAGGCTCAGATAGTTGGTGGTACCCAACAATGGTACTTAGTTTAGTAGAATCAAAACCAACTTTATTTGAAGTAAACGAAAAAATTAGCTTATATAATTTTGATGAAACTGCGCAAACTGCAAGTATTACTATCAAAGGAGATAGCAACATAAGAGAGGTTACTTACGCTAGTATTAATGCTTTATACAAAGCGATTAAGCCTGAACCTAAAAAAATTAAATTTGCTAAAGAATATGAAGCAAATATTAATCACACAACCCGAACAGTATCTATCGGCTGTCAAAGCGTTAGCTTTGAAGAAATTGAAAGAGTCTACAAAAGAATCAATCAAATAACTGATTTTAGTGTAGGTGACACAGTTGAATATTATAGACAACCAACAGCAGCCGAATGGGAAAAAATAGGTCGTGTAGATATTCCATTTTCAATAGGACAGAAACTTGTTATTAAACGTATCAATAAATCTGCAGGATCACTCGAATTTGAAGATTCTATATATTGTTACCCTAAACAAGCTTTCAAATACGCTTAATTATTAATTGAATAAATGCATGTATATAGCGATAGGCCAAACAACCCCTAGTCGCACCCGAGCTGTCTGGCTAGCCTATAAAATAGCAGCCTTACAGTTAATCAATACCAAAAACTAGTTGTACCCATGAGCTCCTGGTGAGTTCTGGGTGCAACTGATTGGTTTTGAAGGCTTTGCATAACTGATTGGTTTTCAATGGAGAATTTTTAAAAAAAGCTAAAATAAATTTTTTTATGTCAAAATAAGGCTATAATTTTACATTTCTGCTCTTTTAAATACGGTCAGGTGGCGGAATATTAACAACCCCGCTCTATTGGCAGAATAAAAATAGTACATTTACACATAAAAATAACATAATGAAAAAAGTAATTTTATCAGTTTGTATCGGTTTGACATTAATCTCTTGCACAGATAATCAACTTGCCCGTCGCTTCGGTGGCTCGGAAGAAGTGAAACTAAAACCTAACGAGGTTGTATTAAATGTTACTTGGAAGGGAGATGAATTGTGGATTTGTACACGAGATACTGTGACAAATGTTACATATTTTAAAGAAAAATCTAGTTGGGGAGTCGTAGAAGGAACAGTTATTTTAAAATAAATAGGTTGGTCGGGTGGCGGAATTGGTAGACGCACACAAGTGGGAGGTTCGATTCCTGTCTCTGGTGTCACTTGCGTACATTACAGGTTCGAATCCTGTCCTGACTACAAAAAATATAAATGGCGATTTATTTGAATGGTAAATGAAGTAGGAAACCAAACGTAATAGTTTGCTGCAGACCCCAAATTTTTTAAAGCGCAAAAGGTAGCAGTTACTCCCGAATGAAGCCCTTAGGGCTGAGGAATACGCGGGTTTTACGGAAACGCATCGGGCATTTACCATTTTTTATAGTCAAGTGGCGGAATTGGTAGACGCAACAGCCGTAGGGGTTGGGATGAATATGATCGAATAAATCCAGTGTACAGGTTCGAATCCTGTCTTGACTGCTAAAGAACAAAACAAAAAAGTTATGAAAGCATACCAAGTGTATAAAGGAGAGCAGGATAAGCACGGCCGTCAACGGTTCGATTTAGTAGCAACTTATTTAGATAAACAACGAGCGTTAGACCATGCTGAAAAAATAGCTAAAGAGACGCCTCTATACGGTGATATATTAGAATATGATGGATGGTATGGAGAAGGTAAGTATTGTGGTTGGAGCGCAAGAGGGTGGGAAACAACTACTATCTCCCAATTCAGAGAGATTAATATCACAGAATAAACTATAGTCAGGTGGCGGAATGGTAAAGCCGTGGCTGGCGAAATACAGTAACCAGAGCGAAGAATAAAAAGAGTTCTTGCAGGTTCGAATCCTGTCCTGACTGCTAAAAATTAAAATTATGAAAGTATATAGAAAAAAGGGTGGAAAAATTTTAGTTCTTACCAATCTTAGTCATGGAATGTTTGGTGGGACAGAAGTGGTATTTATGAATTACTCGTTGAAAGGAACATTACAATCAGTTTTTTTAAGTAATTATGAATACCTTAGAGAAGCAACTTTAAAAGAAATCAATCAATTTGGAGAACGTTTCCCTTCGAAAATAATTACAAGATGGTAATAAAATAGTCAGGTAGCTCAGTTGGTTAGAGCAACTCCCTAAGATAATGAAATATCGCACCAAGTCTGGTAGGGCGCGGATACCGAAAGGTCAGTAAGGGGTCAGTCTTAAGTCATAGGTTCGAATCCTGTCCTGATCACAATTAATAAACAAAATCAAAATTATGGCTAATTACAGACACAATTACACCGGCGCGGTTATCAGTCAAGCAACCTATAACGATCTTGAAGACTATGATCGCGAAGACTATTCACGAATTCCAGATACAAACGATCTGCAAGATGTAGTAGAAGATTATATAATATCTAAAGCAATTGATGCTCTATTAGACTTAGACCTTGGCGGAAGTAGTAGCAGTAAAATAAGCGAAGGAAGTTCAGGTGATAGCTTCGGAGGATTCGGAGGTGGATTGTTCGGTGGCGGTGGAGCAGGAGAAGATTGGTAAGTAGAAAGACATTATCATTATATAGATCATTAAATAAACAAAATAAAAGTTATGGCAAAAGTAAAATTAAAGTTAGGAGACAAAGTAAAGATCGCTAAAACAAGTGAATATTATGAAGAAGATAGACCATCCAATCCCCGTAATATCGTAGGCACAATTATTGAACGTAATAAGGGTGCTGTGTGGATCAGAGTAAAATGGAGTAATGGAGAGGAAAATTCATACAGAGAGTACGATCTCGTTCTATTTAATGAAGACAGCGCTGAATTAGTAGTATTTGCGCGTAGAGAGTTTGTACTCGAAGCTTATAAAGGTGCATGTTCGGAATGGAAAGCAAAGATTGCTGCTGAGGTACCTAATTTATACGATGACGAAATACCGGTAAAAGAATCTTTTATCCGATTAGCATATAAAGCAGCTGATACTATATGGAAAGCTAAGATCAGATCAAATTTCCCTGAATTATATAAAGACGTTCAATGCACAAGCATTGTACCTAAGGACGTTGAAAACGTTAGTAGATTAAACGCTAAACTTTATACATATGATACGCGCGCAAGCAAATATGTAGAATTAGACGGGATAGAATTACTTACTATAGCGGCAGGTAAAGATAATGTGCCTGAGGAAGCGGCCGGTTGTGGAATTTATGTTTGTGGTCGATTAGTAAAAAGCTCTGATATAGTTGTTAGTCACGCATCTGACATTAGTACAGGAGTTACCGCAATTTACTTTAAAACAAAACAATAAAAATAAAATAAAGCTATGGCAAAAGTAATTAAATTCGAAGTAGGAGACAAAGTAATGATTGCTACATCAAGCAAATACTATGCACAGAATAGTATAAATAATCCACGCGACGTTGTTGGCACTGTATCAGCTATTAGGGACGTGTCTAGTTTACCTGTAAGAGTTGAATGGCAAAATAATGGAGGAAATAGCTATAATCATTCAGATCTAGTATTCGCTAATACTGAAGACTCATATACAGTGAATCGTGAGTTTGTACTCGAGGCATATGAAAAAGCATGTACTGAGTGGAAAGAGAAGATTAAAAAAGAGGTGCCTAACTTATATGATAAAAAAGTAAATGTAAAAGCGTCCTTTATTACTGAGGCTTACAAAGCAGCTGATACTACATGGAAAGCTAAGATTAAAGCTAAGTTTCCACAACTATTTAAAGACGGACCTGAGTACGTACGTATCGTATCAGATAGTCACACTGATCTTGAAAGACTATCATCAAAGCTGTTTGTATATAGTTATGAAACAGACTCATACACTGAATTAGAAGGCATAGAGCTAATTCAAGGCATCGCAGGAACCGCGAATGTGCCAGTTGATACACGTTGCTGCGGCTTATATATAAACTCAGAACTTAATACAAAAGCTGATATTATTCACAGTAACATTGAACTAAAACTATCTTCAGTGATATATTTCAAGAAGAAACAATAAAATTATTAGTACTTAAAAACATACATCTTTAATTAAATAAATAAATTCATGGCAAACGAAACAAAATTCAAAGTAGGCGACAAAGTAAAGATCACTAATCCAGGAAGAACATACTCTACATACGATACGATGTTCCGAAAATTAAAATTTAATAACACTGAAAAAAACCCGTCTTGGCGAGAAGGCACTATAGGAGTCATATTTGCTATGGATAATCATGAGTCAAGTAAAGAGTTGTTATTAGCAGTTCGTAGCTTAAAATCAAATAGCGATGGTGATGTTGATGAGTGTTTGATCCATGTAAATGGCGTTACACGAGTAATCACTAACGCCGTAACTATTACTAGAAAGGACGTACGAGACGTTATGAAGTTGCAAAGTATTTGTGCAGAATGGCGCAAAAAGATTGCTATACAGTTCTCTGAGTTTGAAGATGAGTGTATGGTAGAATCTGAATTTATCAAAGAGTGTCATTCCGAAGCTAATCTGCTTGTACAAGAATTCTTAGAAAAACGGTTCCCTGATGTCTTTAAAAAAATAGAAGCTATATCATTAATTAATGGAAATATAGACAGTGATTTTAGCTCGTATCGTATTGGTACAGAGGTTGGTATAGGTATTGTTAAGGGTCTTGCGGGTGAAGACGGAATTCCCAAAGAGCTTAGAGGTAGAGCATTATATTACAATAGTTCTAGATTACAACTAAATGTAATGGAGGGTGGTAATAATAGAAGCATAATCTACTTTACAAAAAAATAACCAAATACTAAAAGTCATGACAAAAAGAATCGAAAACGCAATAGATATTTTTTTAGATGCTATTAATGAAGGAACACTAGCAAAGGGTACTTGTACTGCTTGTGCAGTTGGTAACTTAGTTGCTCATGGTATGGGTTCTAAGGTTGTCAAAGAAAACTTCCTTACCACGCTCCGTCACTATGCGACAAAGCCAAATGTGCCCAATTATGATTGGGCTTATTTATTCCGTACAGATAGCTACGGTCAACAAAGTGTAAAACCAGGGCTACATAAAGCATTAGCAGAGGATCGGTATAAAAACCTACGGGATGCTATAGAAAAAATCGATTTCACTATCGATGAACTTCGTCAAATTGAATACGTATTTGAAACAAATACTGAGCTCACATATGATGTTTATAAACACCGCACAAAAGAAGAAGTAAGAGCAGATCAAATTAAAGGACTTGAAGCAGTTGTTAAGTTGATGTTGACATTCGATGAACAAGTTGACGATGTTAAAGAAGTGTTCACAACTAAGGCGGAAGCGATTCCATGTTAATTAATATGATAACAAGTAGTTCGGAATTACGTAAAGTATTTGTAATCAAGAAACGGTCAGCAAAGTCGCTTAGGTTTTATAAGCGTATGAAAATTAGACGTAAAAGATCTTTGATAAGAAAGGTTATGCATCATGCGAATATACACAAGATTCTTCATTCGTACTGTTTAAACGATCTCAGTTAAAATCTTGGTTTGATGTTTACCATTGTGGACTATAAAGGGTTCGTATCTTTTATCACATCTATCGTAAGACTGATTTATCAGGGTTCGTATCTAGGTGTGATTTAATCGTAAGACTTTATAGTCCACATAAAAAGTTGTAGTGATAAATTGTTGTCAGCGCAAGACTGAGTGGGGGCTAACCTGTAAAAAAGGATTAATTCAAACAGTAATGAAAGCCCTGACATAGGCGTGTAAGTCTATTGGTTTATTACTACAAATTGTGTTGTTCCTTTGAGAAAGGAATGCGAATGATAAGAGGCTATCCGTTACAGAAATGTAAGAAGACAACCTACTCAACACAGAGGACTTCTCATCCTCAAATAGTCAGGTGGCGCAATTGGTAGACGGTTGGTGCTGGGCAGTAGGCTCCTCCAAAGGTATATAGGTTCGAATCCTGTCCTGACTACTAAAAATTAAAAAAATGAAAAGAATAAAAACACTAATTCACGATTTTATGTCTGATCCTGAATATTATATTGTTCTATATTTATCAGGAGGTTTTATATTAACAATTGTGAGTATGTTTTTATTTTCTCTAATAAAATATATTTTTAACTAAACAAGTAAAAATGGAACAAACTAAAATCAAACCAAAAGCAAAACTTATCGGAGAAGACGGCAACGTTTTTAATTTAATCGGTATCTGTTCAAAAGCACTTAAAAAAGCGGGTATGCATGATGAAGCTAAAGAAATGACCGAAAAGGTATTCTCTAGTAATTCGTATGATGAAGCATTAGCTATTATGGGTGATTATTGCGATATTGTCTAAATAGCGCGTTTTGGAGCTGCTCCATCTTATAGGACAGCGTAAAATCTACTATATAGCATATTATACGCAACCATAGCGTACGCTAACCATGAGCTCCCAAACAGCTCCGGGTGCAACTGATTGGTTTTCAATGGATCCTATGCCCCTTGATTACCAATCAGTTGTAAATTCTTTATTGGAAACCAATAGACTATTTTCACCGAAATTTTTTTATTTCAAGCCTATGGGGTACTTTTACATTTCACCAAACGAATAGTTATGTCTAAAAAAACAAAATTACCAAAACGTAGTACGTATATCGCGATCGACTCAGAAAATGAACAAACAATCTTTATCGGTGACCTTGATATAGTATTAGATCGTGTTAACGAGTATATAGACGAAGAGGAAATTACCGCCGAAGAAGCAAAATGTCGTATCGATATATTCGAGTTAGGCGATATTGTAGATGTGCAATACAAAGTACGAGCAACAGCAAGATTATTTTATTAAATAAAGTCATTATCTTTTTATAATCAAAAATCAAATTATGCAAAAACAAACAGCGGTTGAATGGTTGGTGAAACAAATAGTTGATCGCCAAAACGGTAATGGTGATTCAAGGGGTTTTGATGAAATTATTGAACAAGCCATACAAATGGAAGCGGAACAGTTAATTGATGCTTGGGAAAATGGGATTGATAATTGTGGAGAGTTTGACACTCCAACTATTGCAACCGGCAAACAATATTATAACGAAACTTACGGAGTAGTACCTACTAAATAGTTGGTAGTCTGAAATTAAGATCCTATCTTTAGGTATAATCAAAAATCAATCAGATATGTTTATTTTACTTGATATTCTTAAGACCTATATTAAATATGTCTTGCTTCACAGATGGAATAAGATCGATAAGATAACTTTTGATATTCTTGATGAACACTGGGCATTAAAGCCTACTAAGGGTGTTCGGCTATGGATGTATAATAAGGTTAAGTCAAAGAACGGACTGTAAAACAGTTAAATAAATAGTTGGTAGTCTGAAATCAAGGTACTATTCTTTAGAATATTAAATCAATTAATCATGACAGAGTTCAAATCATTACTCGATAAACTTAACCCGAAGATCAAAGCGACTATCGAATTAGATCGTACTAATTATCCTACTCTAGTTGAATGCTTATTTACGCGTCTAAACGAATTATATATTGTTGTTGATATGACATACGGTGATGTGTTAACGCTAATGAATTATTACAAAGCTGCATTCGGTCGGAGTCCTATCGATCCTTGGGAATGTTTCGAAAACTAATCAATATTATTAATTATAAACAAAAAATAAAATAAAAGTTATGGCAACGCACACATTCAAAGTAGGAGACAGAGTAAGAATTCCAAAAGATAGTAAATACTATGGTAAAAGCGACCGGAATCCTGCAGATGTAATTGGTACTATTGAGCAGGTTGGCGAGATAATAGGTCCTTTTGTATATCGTGTATTATGGGACACAGCTGTATATAACTCTTATCGAGAAGGTGATCTAGTATCTGCGGTGGAAGATACTAAAGTAGAGTACGTGACTGTATCTACAGAGTTTGTACTTGAGGCTTATAATGCAGCATGTCCTACATGGGCGAAGAAAATTAAAGTTGTTGTACCTGACCTTTATGCGTTAGTAGTCAAAGTACCGAAGGCTTTTGTATACGAAGCTTACGAGGCAGCTGACAGCGAGTGGAAGAAGAAGCTTGAAGACAAGTTCGGATTCCTTAAAGGACCTGAGCACATACGTATAGTTGAAGAAGGGAACTATCAGACAGGTGTGTATTATAGGGCGAAGAGCGGCGTATTAAAAGATATGAATGGAATTAATATCTTACATGGCCTTGCAGGAACTAACGGAATTCCTAAGTCTGCGCAGGGTTGTGGGTTCTATATACCTTATGATGCGTTTGGCGATAAGGCCGCTAAGGTGGTAGTTAAGGAGATAGGCAGTGGTACTATAATCTACTTCGAGAAGAAATAGTAGTTGATAGATAGAAAACTAAATCTTACGAGACATTCCATTATTTTTAAAAAATTTTTCAAAATGAAAAATAGTAAAATCACAATTCCGGTAGACATTATTGAAGGATTGCCTTCTGATATTTGTATAATCTATTTAAACTAATTAAGAATTATGGTAAAAGCTCACGTTATAGTAAAAGATAAAAAAGGCAAACAAGTTTTCACAAAAAAATGGGAAACTCCAAATCCGAATTTAGCAGCTACTAAATTTTCAGCGATGTACCCAGATTGCTTTGTTAGAGTTTATTATGGCAAAAACGAAATTTGTTTGCAGCCTCTAAACATGACAAAAGATCAAAAGTTAGTAGACTCTGGTTTATTATCTATCGGCAAATTCATGACAAAGTGGTTCGGTAAATCACCGGGCCCTCGTGCAATGAAAAAAGAATTAATACAAGAATTTGGAGAAGACGATATTATATTATAAAAAACAAAAAAACAAAACAAGTTATGAAAAAATCTGATTTAAAATCTGGAATGTTAATTAAGACTGGTGCAGGCAGTTGGGGAATTGTAATGTTAGGAACACCTCAAGGTGATTCAATTGTATGTGGTCGCGATGCTGAGGGTGTCGAGTATACATGGTTCCCCATGAAGTACTTGAGTGATGATCTAACTGAAGCGATTGAAGAAACTAGCTACCGAGTTGATGAAATATACTCGTATTCTTCAAACCGAGATGCTTGTTCATCCTCTATAAGCGATAGGAATCTATTATGGAGCCGGAGCCAAAAGCATCTATACCTAAACCCGGAGTACACAGCAGAATTAAAAGAATCTGAAAGAAAGATCAAGATCGGTTGCCAAACAATGACATACGAAAAATTAAAAGAGTTGTACGATTTAATCAATTTACCTAAATCTAAGCGTTCACCGGAGCGTGAGGCGTTTGTAGTAAATACGCCTAACAAGGATATGTATGTGTTTATGATTGAATATGCGAACAAAAGGGATGTACCTGTATTCAGCGATACATTTGATGAACGTAATTCGGATAGTAAGTATATGAAATTTCCTATAGTTAAATTTGACGGCCGTGAAGTATGCGCTTCAAAAAGTGTTGGTTCCAACTCGGTTATTAGTATAGACGCATTTATTGAATTCTGCGACAAATATAAGAACTTGATACCTCCAACTATTCAGTTAACCGATGACTACGAAGGCGTAGTTAACTACGAAAAAGAGGTAGTAGAGGCAGCTTCAAGCGAATATAGCTTTGATCTAGTTAAAAAACTTTACAAACTAACAATTCAATAGTATATGAGAATAAGATTCTATAACGAGGAGGGTCGGTGGTATGCCGACCTTCCTAAATATATCCAAGAAGGCGGAGACAAAGAAGATCTACTAATGGTTGCCGGTGCAGATACTTGGTTAGATATACTAAGCGAGTGCGGTAGCGAGATAACATTAGAAATTAGTACTGAGCATTTTGACGGTTTCGATTCTAAGCTTCTATACGTTGGCGACATTCACACAATCGGCGCTAGTACAGGTGACTATATAGTTTATCCTGATATGCATAAAATGTGGCTGTGTGGAGTTACTGTATGGGTGTTCGGCGAATATCCGCAAGTAATCTACTATAAAGTTATTTCTTAAAATTAAAATAATAAACAATAAATCAAAAACAAAAAACAAAATTAAAGTTATGAAAGAATTTGTAATTGCACCCAAGAATCAGATCTTCTACACGGCTTGTATTGATCTAGCATTAGCACACGGCGTGCCGGTTTATGAAGGTACTGTTAAAGATAAAGCAACCGATTTCCCTGAGTACCCTATCTTGAAATACGACGGTATTAACATTGGTGGTTCTAGATCTGGTGAGGGCTATAAAGAGCTTAGTCTAGATGAGTTTGAAGAATTCTGTAAATCTTATAGTGGTGTTCAGTTGAATGAAAAGTATACAGCTAAGGTTGATCGTAAGAAGGGTGTGGTTATTGTTGGTTGTCAGACGATCCCTTTCGAAAAAGTATTGCAGCTTGCCGAATTAATTAAAGGCTAATTTATAATAAAAAAACAAATAATAGTATGACTCAACAAGAGATTAAAAAATTGGCTTCAGAAATGATTGGCGATGACGGTACGCCGAATATGTGGTTTGTAACAGCGAGTCCCTACATAGCAGTTGAAGTAGATGCTAGTATACGTGGCGAAGGCATGTCATATGAGCTTATTGACGGATACGAAAAAAATTCAGATACGCGTACTTATGGACCCTTCAATACATATGAAGATGCTGTTGAGTGTTACGATGAACAAGAGCTTTGTGCAGATAACGGAGTTGGGCAAGTTATGATCGAGGATAGGCAATGCGGTGTAGTTAAAGAAAAGTGGTTAGTAAAGAAAACAGTTGTTCAATATGTAGAAGACGAATATGACAATTCTCATTTATATTAAAAAAATTAAAAATCATACGCATGACTTTATTTAGTAGATTTAAAGAATTTATCAACTCTTTGCCTATAGGGCAAGTATATACTACGGACGAATTATATCACAAAGTAGGTTGTTTTGAAAATCAAACATGGTGGAAACGTTCAAATCGCCAAAGAATGTACAGAACATCTACGTATCAAACCTATCTAAAAAGATTAGGCGCGTTAGAGAATGTATCTCGAGGAAAATGGAAGGTACTGCATCATATACCTAGTTGGTTTTATTGTAAACATATAAACTATTTGCTTGGATATGCAGATAATAAAGGCACAATAGACGCTTCTGAATGTTCTAGCCAACGCATAGAAGATCAAATATTTATTCCAACAGATCAGCGTCATAATCCATTTAAAAGTAAAAGTGGCGCAAATACAGTTGATGCAAAACTAACTTCTACTGAATTTGAAAAAGAGTTAGTTAACCTATATATGCGTTGCGATTCTAAGAGTCAAATGGAATTAATTGATAAATTTCCAAACTTAGAAAACGCAATAGATGCATTAAAATACAAAGATCAAGATATATGTGAACTCGGATATGAATTAAAAATAACGACTAATACATGGACTGGTCCTTTAATGATCAATTATGGTATATTCGATTCTCTCGCTTTAAAAGCATTTATTGTTTCATGTCGCTATGAACCAATAATTGAGAAAATAGGCGAAAGAACCTTTATTTACTTTAAATTAAAAAAATAATGTTGAAATTAGTAATTAGCAAAATAAAGCGAGAGATATTTGGTGAAAGAGCAAAAGGCGAACCTATATATACGCATAGTACTCTTAAATCAAATAAGCAACCAGATAGGTCATTATCAACAATCGAAGACATAGAAGCATACAATAATTGGTGCAAATTTGTGAACTTTAGCGGAATGTATGTTAAAGATCATCGATTAAACTAAAAACGAATACTTTTTAAGATCAAAAAATTGTCATATATTTACTTTATATTCTTTAATTAAATTAAAAAAAATGGCAAGAAAAAAAGAAACAAATCGACCGCAAAGCTATCGTAAGCTTACGTACATCCAAAAAATGGCATTAGTTAACAGAAAGCTTCGCAACGGTGACATCACTACAATTGCAAGTAGTATCAACTATTCTGTAACTCACGTATCAGATGTATTACGCGGAAAACAAATTAATGAGCGAATTCTAAACAAAGCGTACGATTACACTCGTGGCCGTATTAACAACACGACTAAAATCGAAAGGTTACAAAACGCCTAAGATCAACTCCGAAGATCAACTCTACGATCTAGTTGATTAATTTTTATTTAAGATTCGCAATGCACTATATTTGTATATAAAGCAACGCGAATCTTTTTTATTATCAATTGATAGATTAACGCCCATATTTTACGTCCCAAAACAGCATATGAGCTCATGGGCATACTTAAAATTGAGGCCTAATAGTATTTATAGTAATAAAATAAGCCTTGGCCATGAGCTTCTGGACGCATTGGGAGAAGGCTATTGGTAACCAATCAGTTATAACAGCATGATAATCAATTAGTTGCTAACGCGTTGGTTTCCAATAAAGATTATTTTATACTTAAAACGAAAGTTTTTATGGCTAATTATTTTATAGTAATTTTATGTAATTCATTTCGAGAAGGGGGGCTAAAATGGCATGTTATAGTGTAAGTGTAAAAAACAGAAGCGAATTTTTGCAACTAATTAGAAGCAGAGATCCTGAAATGTTAATTGAAATGGCGAATTGTGTATTAGATGCAATTGATCGCGATCAAAAAGAAGTTGACATATTGCTTGTTAAATTTCAAACAGGCGAGGGTATGGTTATTAGCGCAATAGAATCTAATTATAAGACTTTCTTAAATAAGTGTAAAGAAGATCTCATACTTATCGAAGAGTACGAAATGTGCGCAAAAATACAAAAGGCACTAAATAAAATCGATAAATAGTCAGGTGGCGTAGTTGGATAGCGCAGAGATAGTGGCAGACCCCACCCCTTACACAGGTTCGAATCCTGTCCTGACTACTAAAATTGTGAGTGAAATATATAGAACTCTCGTTATGTGATGTAAGGTTCTTATCGGTCACATACACTAAAGGTAAGTGCGGCACAATCACGGCCAAAAAAATAATAGTGGTGTTAGTCAGGTGGCGGAATGTTAACAACCCCGTTCTAGTTGTAAAAATAATGTGGTTAGAATCCACTACGGGGTTAATGTTAACTTGGTAGACGCTACAATTACTGGGATAAAGGAGATGATGATTAACGAATTCCCTTTTATGATTTCACATTATCTTACAGGTTCGAACCCTGTCCTGACTACGCAGAAATCCAACACAACGACGTGGTAGCCCATGCTCTTAGGAGATAGGGGAGAGTAACCGTGAAGTGATAGTAGCGGAGCATATCCTAAACAAGTATTAGGAACGTGCGATGGTTGACAGCTTGGAAAGACAGGCAAACAGTCAGGTGGCGAAATTGGTAGACGCTTAAAACATGATAAGGTTAACGTGGTGTAAATAGTCGAAGAGTTTATCCTTCACATACTAAAAAGTATCCATTTATGTTATACAGATTAACCATACAGGTTCGAACCCTGTCCTGACTACAAAAATAAAGTTATGGCAAAGAAAAAAAAGTTAGAATATTGGTTTTGCGAAATAGGTCCAATTGATAGAAGCAAAGTACCTTTTGGTGGTGATGGACCACTAAGAATGGCTATTCAAAATAAGTTTATAGAAATGTTTGATGAACAAGCTGAAAGATGTAGTAGTGGTTGGGGATTAACAGAAGAGATGAAAACTCGATTAGACATTATTTCTCTTTTACCTATAACAGACCCAAGCGGAAAGATATTAAAACAGATTGATGAAATTTTGAGTAAAAGGCCAATGAATTAATAAAATAGTCAGGTGGCGAAAAAGTAGACGCAGAGGGACTAACATCCTCGGAATAGGGAGTATAAAAAAGTTAGGTTATAGGTACCGCACACTCCAGACCCCGTACAGGTTCGAATCCTGTCCTGACTGCTAAATAATAAGAATTATGAAAGAAAAACTATTAAATGAAATTAAAAATTTCAACGTAATCGAATTTGGTATCAAATTAGTTTTTGTCTATCTATTAATTCAAATCCTGTCCTAACTACTTAAAATAAAATATATGATAACACTACTAACAATTTTATTTATTTGGTTCTTTATATCAGTTTATAGAATCTATAAAAAATCAGGTTCATGGAAAGAATTCGCTGTAACACAATCTACAGTTATTGATTTTCTAGGATTTATACTAGGTATATATGTAATAGTTGGCTTATTTGTATATATTTGCGTACTGTACCTACCATAATCTTTTTACCTTAATTTATATTTTAAGACAAACTAATTATAATCATATGGCAGAATTTAGTAAACAATGGTGTGAAGCTTTCGATCCTGAAGGCATGCCTTGGGATTTTGATATATTAGATGAGTTTAATAAATTAAGTGAATCGATGTATATACCATTTATTTGTGAAGGGTATGGATTTATCGCTATAGGTAAATTTGAAGGAAAATGCAAATTAGCATTACCTAATTTCGAAGATAACACTGTACAATGGGTTAATTACGATGATGTAGTAAAAACAACAAATTAGATCTTTTAAATATGGGCCTGTCCGGTATTGATTGCTATGATGAATGGTAGTACCACATGCAGACAGAAGTGCTAGATGTCTTTAAATCTGCGCAGAACAATAAACGACGCAAATAAACAAGCTCGTATCGCTGAAGGTGAAGCTATCTTAGCTTCTATTTTCTCTAGTGTAGCAGTAGCTGCATAAGCGGTGGGGGAGTTATCCCTCGCAACAGAAAATAACAAACGAGTACTTGCATAAAGCATGATCTAAAAGGCTATGCATTTTAATGTAGAAACAACTCATGTAGAGGTCTACATATACTCAATGTTTTCCTGATAGTCGTAAAATCAGGTGGTGGAATCGTTACCCAATTGGGTAGCCCCTTTACGGTGCAGATAAAAGAACCAGTTATCTAAAGGTTAATTCCTGAAGAGCTATACGTCACATTTATCAGTACTAAGCATGTGAGACGTTGGTATTATGATTCCATAGTAAGACGCGGGTTCGATTCCCGCCAGGTCCACCAAAAATTTTTTAAACATTTAAAACTAAGTAATTATGAGAGTTTTTTCAGAAAAAAAGCTAATTGTTGGAGATAAGCATAGAACTAACAATATGTCTTTGCAAGAAGGTGGTTCGACAGTAGAAGTGCATTATAAAAACGGATTTATAAAGGTATATACAAACGTAAAATACCCTAATGCGTACATTAAAAAAATACTCGAAAAAACAAATCACTCGACTCTTTCTAGTATAAAAACAATAGATACTGTAAAAGGTTCCAAACAAAAAACGAAAATTATGTCGTTTGAATAAAAAGTTATATATTTATAATAGTAAAAAAATAATCATGGCACGTATATTATTACATAACAGCAAAAATTGGCAAGTAGAGCGTAGAAATACGTTGTCGCTTGGGTATTGCTTTAGTGTGAATATTGACGCGCAAGGCAAACCGCACGACACGGGGCAAAGTAGAGATACTGATCTTGGATAAAGATTAACTATAAAAAAACTACAAAGGCCCCGATTAAAAAATCGGGGTTTTTTTATTTTGGTGCTCAAGCTAACTAGGTAGAAGCGCAAGACTGAAAATCTTGAGGACCCGGTTCGATACCGGGGAGTACCACACAAAAATTAGAAAAATGAAACGAAAACGGATATATAAATAAACATTCCTCCTTAGCTCAGTTGGTAGAGTAAGCGACTCTTAATCGTTGGGTCATCAGTTCGAATCTGATAGGGGGAACAGAGTAAAGATTCCCTCTTAGCTCAATTGGTAGAGTACGTGGCTTTTAACCATGGGGTTACAGGTTCGATCCCTGTAGGGGGAACATAAGAAGTTCTTTAATATATGCGGGTATGGTGTAATGGTAGCACAATGGTCTCCAAAACCTTTAGTAGGGATTCGAATTCTCTTACCCGTGCAACATAACATGATGGGGAAGAAGTTTAATAAACTTTACTGTTAAACATATTCTTCGGTAACGATAGTCAATCTAACAGTTACATCGGTAAAACATCTAAATTGAAAATTAGAAATTGTTGGTTCAAATCCAGCCTTCCCCGCACTTAAAATTCTGTACCTTATGCATATTTATTATAAAACATAAGTATGCTAAGGACACAGAAAAAATATAATTTCGTATATAAAACTACCAACATAAAAAATGGTAAATTTTATATAGGAATGCACTCAACGGATAACTTAGAAGATGGCTATATAGGATCTGGTAAAAGACTATGGCATTCGATAAATTATCATGGAAAAGAAAATTTCAAGTTTGAGATCTTGGAATTCTTCGAATCTAGAGAAGCTTTAGTAGAAAGAGAAAAGCAACTCGTTAATGAAGATCTTTTGAAAGATCAGATGTGCATGAACTTAAAACCTGGTGGAACTGGTGGTTGGCCTATTTTAAGTAATGAGGTTAGAAAAAACATATCTAGATCAGGCGCTTATAAAATAAATAAAAAGAAAGATGAAGATCTTTTATTTAAAAAGTATGTTAACGATAGAATTCGAGATAGTTTAAAAAGCCTTTATAAAAAAGGCGAATTAAATGGATTAGATTGGACTGGGAAATCACATTCTGCTGAAACTAAAAAGAAAATTAGTAATTCTCACAAAGGTAGACATTCTAATTCAAATAATTCTCAATACGGCACAATGTGGATTACCAATGGTATCGAAAACAAAAAAATAAAAAAAGAGGATTCTATACCAGAAGGATGGCAAAGAGGAAGAAAATTATAAAATGCTCCTGTAGTTCAATGGATTAGAACTCTAGACTACGGATCTAGTAATAACCGTTCGAGTCGGTTCGGGAGTACAAAAAAATGGGCTTATGGCCGAGAGAAGTAGGTGCGGAGCTGCAACCTCCGTTACGTAGGTTTGATTCCTACTAAGCCCTCAAGTAGATGTTCTTTGACATATTGGTAGTAAAAATCTAGGCGTGGCCGAGTTGGTGAGGCACTAGTTTTGGGAACTAGACCAGGCAGGATCGTCACCTGTCGCCTAGACAAATAATCATAAAGGTTCGATATATATTATAAATAATTATTATGTTTATATGTGAAAATTGTAATATTACTCATAATGGTTCTTATGCTAGTAAAAGATTTTGCTCTATTAAATGCGCTAGATCTTTTAGTACTAAAAATTCTAGAGAGGAGATTAACGTTAAAGTTAGTAAAAAGCTAAAAGGTAGAGAATCTCCTATCAAAGGTAGAACATCATGGAAAAAAGGAAAACATCTAGTCGAATATAAAACAATAGTATGTAAACAATGCAACAATTCAATAAGTGTAAGATTAGATTCAAATCGACGTTTTTGCGGAAAATCGTGCGCAGCTAAATATTCAGCAAATATTAGATTATCGAATAATACTCATAATGGATATCCGAGCAGAAAAGATAAAAGTCCATCTTTTGCTGAAAAAATAGTGATCGATATTTTAAATTATAATAATATCGAATATACTAGAGATAAAAAGATAAATCGGTTTTTTGGAGATTTTGTTTTTGAATCTAAAAAAATTGTTTTAGAAATAGATGGAAAACAACATGAATCGAGAAAAGATTATGATACTAAAAGAGATGAGATTATTGAAAGTGAAGGATATAAAGTTGTACGAATTAAATGGGTTCACAATAATTTTGAGTACATAAAAAGTAAGGTAGAGGATTTTTTATTGATGTATGACATAAGATAATAAGATTCTGGCCTACTCGACATAATGTATTATTCTCTGAGCTCACCCGAAGCTCCTGGTTTTAGCCAATTTTATACTTAGTGTTATCATATTAAGTAAATTATAGGCTAACCATGAGCTCCTGGGCTGATTTGGAGATTACCATTGGTTATCAATCAGTTGCATAACGCGTTGGTTTTCAATGGAGATTGTTTTATACTTGAAACGAAAGCTTTTATAGCTAATTATTTTATAGTACTTTTACTTTCTTCCTTTTTTTATGGGCTGTTGGTATAGTTGGCTAACACGGTAGATTTGCATTCTACAGTCCCCAGTTCGACTCTGGGACGGTCCACACCAGGTCGTTCCTCATCAAGAAAACGTTGGTTGCAACATAATAGCTAAATGGTCGCTTCGCTTAGCTGGTTTTAAAGCGCTTCCCTTACAAGGAAGAGATCATCAGTTCGACTCTGATAGCGACTACAATGGGTTTAGTTTAACTTCCTGCTGAGGGATAAAAACAACTAGAGATAGATAAGTACCTGAATTAACAGGAACTCAGTACTTGCAGATATAGCACAACGGTCAGTGCATCGGCTTGCCAAGCCGAGGATGAAGGTTCGATTCCTTTTATCTGCTCCACAATGCTACTTAGTGTAATTGGTAACATAACAGATTTTGGCTCTGTTGTCACTGGTTCGAACCCAGTAGTAGCATCAAATGGAAGTGTCATCCGAAATTGGTATCGGTCCGGTCTTGAAAACCGGTTAGCGTGCTGAGCGCTATGTAAGTTCGAGTCTTACCTCTTCCGCCATATGGTGTTTGAAGCATTAAGGTGATGCGCAGCTCTGTGAAAGCTGAGAACTCGGTTCGATACCGTGCTTACACCCAACTGGAGAGTAATACAGAAGGGTAGCTGTCACCGCCTGCTAAGCGTGTGGTACTTGAATAAAGTATTTGTTTCGATTACAATGCTCTCCGCTTAACTAGTGAATCCGGCAAACCTTTAGGGTACAGTGAAAGTGAAGAATAGTAACGAGTAGACTGTATTACGGGCAAGGGGAGGTCTGATACGAACCAATAACAGCAATCGTATCAAACGCTTATATAGCTCAATTGGTTAGAGCATCTGCCTGATGAGCAGAAGGTTAGAAGTTCGAGTCTTCTTATAAGCACACTACGCTTTCGTAGCTCAGAGGCAGAGCAGGAACCTGTTAAGTTCAAGGTCGGGATATCGTAATTCCCCGAAAGCGCAATTGGTGTAGTTGAGCAATTGGTTGGCTCAGCGGACTGTAAATCCGCCCTCTTCGGAGCTTGTAGGTTCGAGTCCTATCTGCACCACCAAAAAGATATTTAATTTTGTACATAAAACGTATATTTTTTTATATCAAAAATTAGTCATATATTTACTTAAATCAAACAATCAAAAAAAGCAAAATGAAAAAGACAATTTTAGCAATTGCAGTTATGGCAATGGTATCATGTAATGCAGTAAACACAAGTAACGATTCACAAGCAACTGATTCTACATCAGTAGATAGCGTTAAAGTTGATAGTGTTGCGGTAGATACAGTTACTACTAAGTAATTGTACAAAATCACTGATGAATAGTAAGGATCACAGTTACTTCGCGCCGATGGTCGGCATTTAATTTTGGTTTAAACTTTGAGGTTCAATTCCTCCTGAAACTGTACCAATATTCTTTCATCATTTTTTGCTCCCGAGGACAAAATGGTTGAGTCGTTGCCCTTTCAAGGCAAAGGAGCGGGTTCGATACCCGTCGGGAGTACTAGATAGTTTGGATCGATTAACACTAAACAGTAACAATGAACAAACTGTCCGTTACAGGGCGAAAAATAGAGTAACTACAAACGAGAATAGCTATCTCAATTACATTCTGACTTGAAATGTAAAGTGGTTCAAGAGAAAAGGTGAAAGTTGTTACCTCATAGTCTAAGATGTGAGTGGTTTAGGTTATAAATAATCAGAAAAATACTGTATTTCCGCGTAAGATTTCAGATCGTGCCTTACTTACGATAAAACGGAAGGGCTAATGATTTTCCTACTTAGAAGGCGATACAAACTATTTAAAAAAGGTCCGTTAGGTAAAGGGCTATACTGCTAGCTTGTCACGCTAGTGTTACGAGTTCGAGTCTCGTACGGACCGCGATAACTATCTGCTAGGTTCAACCAGCGCATGACGTGGATGGTGACCGACAGTTCTAGAGAAAGTAGATGGTTAAATTGACCCTTAACTCAATGGTTAGAGTGCCGCGCTCATAACGCGTAAGTTATCGGTTCGAGTCCGATAGGGTCAACATAAAATAGATCTTTGAAAATATTTAGCAATAGTAATCTAAACAGTTACTTCGCACTCCTAATGCCGTGGTCGGTGGTTCGATTCCATCTCTCCCAACTATTAAAAGAAATCTTATTGGGAGATAGCTCAGTGGTAGAGCACGTAACACAACTGTTGGAAACATTCTTTGCTGAACTTATTGTCCGTAGTAATAGATTGCCTTACTTCGTAATTATTGGTTCGACTCCAATATTTGCCACTATGGCGAATTAGCAAAATGGTAAATGCAACAAATTGAAAACTTGTGATACAACAACACAGGCGACTAGGTTTCTCGGTCAAATTATTATTGTGGGGTGGACTGGAGATGGTGCCAGCTTCGTCTCATAAGCCAAATGACGCAAGTTCGATTCTTGCTCCCGCAACTAGACACTGACTGTCTCTATGTAGGATTGTCGACAAATCCGACATAGGTAAAAAGCAGTAGCACCCTCGGCCAACGCGTTGTAAAACTTTAACAAAGCCGTTAAGATTGGGACGAGACGGGTATCCCAACAGTGTTTAAATTGCGTATGGTCCGGCGACCGACATTGGCTCATATCCGATGTTAGATTAGTTCGACACTAATATACGCAACAGGTGTTGTTCTCTTGAGAAAGGAATTGAAATGTTGAGAGAAGGAACTTAAAACAATAGTAGCCTTACAACACAGAGGACTTCTCATCCTCTATTGCTCGGTTAGTTCAATCGGTAGAACGCTAGATTTGTAATCTTGAAACAACAGTTCGACTCTGTTACTGAGCTCAAATAGTCAGGTGGCGCAATTGGCTAGACGCTAAGTAGTAGAAATACAATGTGAGATGTAGATACCCATAAAGGCCACATGGGGAACAGATATAAAACATCGTATAGGTTCGAATCCTGTCCTGACTACAATGAGTAAGAGGTACTCAGAAGTCTTTCATCCAAGACTCATTTAACAATGGATGGGGATAAAAAATTTCCACCGAAGGAATTTCGATTCGGATAAAGGGTAGCAAAGTTCTGCACCTCCGACGTAAAGAACTGACTTTTTATCGGGGATGCCCAGCAGGTTTTTCAAATAGTAAAAACCGATACGACTACTCATAGAAAATCTCGCTATGGGGAAAATGCGGAATTAGCTCATTTGGTAGAGCGCCGTCCTTCCAAGTCGGAGGCAGCCAGTTCGAGCCTGGCATTCCGCTCAAAAACAAGCTAGTTGGCGTAATCGGGAATGAATACCGACATTAGTTAACGCCCTGACCGGAATAGCATTCCTTAATCTGTCGGGAGATGGGAGTGTGAATCTCTCACTAGCTTAATCTGGTCCGGTAGCTCAATGGAAGAGCAACAGCCTTCTAAGCTGTAGGTTAGTGGTTCGACCCCACTCCGGATCACTTAACATTGTATCGTGGTGAAATGCGTACGCATGGCAGACACACCCACTCGTCTCGTGGGCGCTGATCACGAAATAGGTAATAGGATATGGATTGACCACACGCCGGCGACTTTGTCCTTTACTGAATCGCAGCATGGATGGTTCGACTCCTCCCGATACAGCATTATGCCCTGATGGTGGAATTTGGTAGACACGTATGGTTTAGGCCCATATTCCGAAAGGTGTGAGAGTTCGAGTCTCTCTTGGGGCACATTAAAGCTCGTGTGGCGAAATTGGCAGCACGCGCAAGACTTATATAAGTTCTTTGAATTTAATTAATGTAACGACTAATATTTTCTTATGTGTATTATATTTATAATATATGAGAAAAGATTTAACAAAAGAAAGAGTTACAGAAGTTTGCAATAGTAGTGAGTCAATGACTATCGCTGCTATTAAATTAAAAGTTCATTTTAATACTCTAAAAAGAGTAGCAGAAAAGTTTGGATGTTATAAACCAAATAAAGGATTAAAAGGTGTTAAAAAACCTATTGATCCTAAAATACAACTAAAAGAGATTTTAGAAGGTAAGCATCCATCATTTCAGACGTATAAATTAAAAATACGATTACTAAAAGAGGGTATATTTAAAAATGAATGTAATATTTGCGGATTAGATTCTTGGTTAGGAAAACCATTAATGATCGAACTAGACCATATCGATGGTAATAGTCATAATCATAAAATTGATAACCTAAGAATGCTTTGTCCAAATTGTCATTCGCAAACACACACATTTCGTTCAAAGAAAAGAAATTGAGTGCCTTTAGAGAAATCTAAAGAGTAGAATTCCGTAAATTCGGTGAAACCTTTAAAATGGTAATACCGAGCCAAGCCTGAAAGGGAAGGTGTAGAGACTAGACACGGAACACCTAAATTGAAAAATATGGTGAAGGTATAGTCCAGACTACAAACACGTTAATGTGGTAGTGAAAACTATAGTAGTAAGAAAATCTTGTGGACCGAAGGGTCCGTGTCGGTTCGACCCCGACCACGAGCACGATATGATAAAGAAAAAATACATCTACTTGGATGACATCAGAACACCTGTAGACGTTGAGAACTGGGTTGTTGTTAGGAATTACGATGAATTCACTGCTCAGGTAACACTAATAGGTATAGAGAATATCGAATTGATTTCACTTGACCACGATCTCGGCGAAACTGCTATGAAGGAGTACTTCAACAATGTTGCACCTAACTACGAGCTAGATTACGGTAACATAGTTGAAAAGACCGGATACGATTGTGCAAAGTGGCTGGTAAGCAAGAGTATGCAAACCAAAATACCTCTTCCGCAGATCTACGTTCATAGTGCCAATCCAATAGGGGCGGCAAATATAATGGGATATGTTAATAACTATCTCATGAATTGTGGGTTACCGCAAACTTGTATAAGGGTAAAAATAAATCATACCTAAAACGAAAGTTTTTTAGATTGAAAAAGTTGATGTATATTTACATTATATCATTGTTAATTATATCAAATTAAGTTCTTTGAAAATATTGTTATCCATTCGAACATCTTCTTGATGGCTTCGGTTTAATTGAAGAAGTTCGATAAATAACATTCGGCGGCATATAGTCGTTAAATAAACCACGAAAGTGGTATAAAGTGAGACGCTTGACTGAAGCGTTTTGCGGCATCTGTAAAGATGCTCGAGTATGCAAGTAGGGTATTACGAATCCTTCAGTACTGAGGGTAACACTGTAGGGAAAGTGGATTTGTAATTGGGCGATGTGGGTCGTCCGATTGAGGAGGGAACTCCAATAAGAATAACCTATAGATTGTATGCAAAGGGCGTAGCTCATCCAGTTACGTGATTGCGTTAATCAATGTGAGAGGTATCTTAAAACCGAAAGGTATATGTTCGTACAGGTGGTGCTGTTGTTCATCTGCGATGTACTCTACCAAGAGTATGTTGCGTGAAGGAATCTTAAAACATGGAAATGGGGACATTTCAAAAGGTAGTTGAATATCTACTCTGCCAAAAGCGGAGCCGGTTCAGGGCAAGCCACTACCTTTACAATCCACAAGTCAAACTTTAATAATTTGCATTTGTAGCGAAATCTATTAATCTAATAAATTAGAGCATAAGCGCTTGCCAGTCACGGACGAAAAATGCCTACATAGTATCTGGTCGTCAGATGCCATCTAAGGCCGCAAGCCGAAGGTGATTTTCTCGAAAAGGTCGTAATCTCGCAAGGATTAATCTGCTCGGCAGAGTAGAACGGACGGAGTAAGGAGAGAGTAGTCCAAACAAAGTGACTTAAGGGGTGATTAGTCTAACTAATCGGCATTGTCGGTATAATAGTCAAAAGCTATTGGACAAAAGAGGAAAATAATATAATCTCTTGAAAGTATCGACGTCAAGACTATAGTCTCAAGTCTTTTTTAATTCAAATGGTTAACATAGGTTCGATTCCTATATGAATTACTTAAAACAATTCTCTAACTTTAAATTAGTAGTAAAATGGCACGTTACAATGCAAAAGCAAAACCAAAAGTAACAGCAGTTACAAACCACCAAGGTGGTGTAGGGTACAAGTATGACCCTAAACATGAATTAGTAGCAATTCTAGCTACAGGATTAGACAACAAGTATTACGAAAAAGCAGGAGAGCGTGAACAACGTTTATCTAATGTAATCGCAGAGGTTGCAAAGAAAGATAAATTGTTCGCAGCAAAAGCTCTTATTTATGCTCGTACTGTGATGGGACAAAGAACAGTTACTCACTTCGGTGCAGTAGAGTTAGCAAAAGTTCTATCAGGCGACTCTTTAGGTGCTAAGTTCTTCTCTAAGAGAGCTCGTAAGGAAAACAAGGGCGGTATCATATTTCGTTTAGACGATATGCTTGAAATCGCATCTTGTTACATAGCACGTAATCCAGGAAAGCAACTTTCAAACGCTATCAAAAAGGGTTTCAAAGCAGCTTTAGAAAATGCTGATGAGTATGAATTAGCTAAGTACCAAGCGAAGAACCGTGATCTATCTTTAGTAGACATCGTTAACCTTGTGCACCCTAAGCCATCTGAAAAGATGAAGCCGGTGTTTGCAAAGTTAATGAAGGGCGAATTAAAGCAATTCAATACTGTTGAAGATAAGAACACTAAGGCTGGTCAAGAAGTTGCAGCTAAGGTTAAGTCAGGTACTATTACAGCTGAACAAGCAAAAGTTCAATTAGATCAAGCTAAGGAAGAAAACTATGCTGAATTAATTGCAACACGTAAGATTGGATATTTAGCGTTACTTCGTAACCTAAGAAACATCTTAAACACTGGAGCTAAGTCAGAAATTGTTAAAGGCGCTTGTGAACTCTTAACTGACAGCAAGCTAATTAAGCAATCGCTTGTGTTTCCGCACCAAATCGATTTAGCATTAGAAATAATGTTAGATGAATTCGGAGCAAGTAAAGCAAGACCTTTCATGGAAGCTCTGAATAAGGCATACGAATTATCTATTCCAAACCTTACAGAACTATTCACATCAGGTAAAACTGCAGTAGTATTTGATAGCTCAGGTTCAATGGACACTCCAATCAGACTTGTGAGCAATAAGAGAGGTTCAGAAAGAGCAATCGATAAGGCTGCTCTGATCGCAGCAACTCTCGCAAAAGGTATCAATGCAGATGTATACCACTTTGCTGACTCTTGCAGAATGATTAAGTTCAATCCGCTTGATAGTGTTAACTCGCTTAAGCGTTTATTCACATCAGCTCAAGGTTCAGTAGGTTACGGCACAGCTTTCAACAGTATTATGCCAACTTTAGGAGGTAAGTATGATCGTGTATTCGTAATCAGTGATATGCAAGGACGTGATAGATTAGAACGTTCATCTTACAAAGATGCTCACGTATATTGTGTAGACATCACTGGATACGGAACTACAATGTTCAAGCCAGGAGAAAAGATCTATCAAATCCATGGCTACTCAGCGGACATCTACGAACTGATCAAGAAGGTTGAAATTGATCCAAAAGTGTTAATTAAGGCAATCGAGGCGATTGAAATCTAATATAACAGGCGGTATAACACGCCGCCTGTATATTTATATATAATAGATCTTTGATAAAAACAATTAGGAAAAGGTGTAGGTAAAACAGCTGGAAGAGCAGCAACACAAGGGTACACACTTAGAACTCTCTTTTATGGTGTGTGAAGCAGCATCTGAGATTATATCAACATTGTGATGTGTTAGCAAGATTCTTGACGAAGTTTACTATCTAATTGTTTTAAAATATTACCGTAGTAAGGGTATGAGGTACTTCGAAATTAAAACCGTCCGCAAGGACAACTTTAAATTCAGATAACAAGCAAGAAATCCCTCCATATCTAAGTGAAGAGGACGTATACTGGTTTCCACAGGTGGGAGCTTGACAACGAGCGTAAATTCACTAGGCTGTTCGGAGCTACCGAACGACTCATCCCTATAATCTCGGTTACCTTATTAATACTGTAGTCATAATTGAGTTACTTCGCAAGCAAATCGACACACACTCAATTTAGTTTTCTCAGTCTTAATTTTTTAAACTCCACAGAAATGGAAAAGGTATACAAAACACTATCTACAAATGTGCATGTAGATTTAGTTAGCTATATAAAAAGCTACATTCGAAAGCACCCAGAAACGCAAGTCTTAATTGGTTGCGATTCTCAAAATAGAAAGAAAGAAACAATATATGCTATTGTCATCGGTTTATATAAACCCGGTAAAGGTGCTCATGTGATTTACTCTAAATTTAGTACTATTCGGGAAAAAGAAAACGTTAATAGACTCTTAAATGAAGTTTGGTTTTCAGTTGAAGTAGCCGAAATTTTAAAACAAGACGTTGGAGTTGTGGCTACATGGATCGATATCGATCTTAATCCCGATCCAAAATACAGATCAAATCAAGCATTAGCAAGTGCAGTTGGTATTGTAACAGGTATGGGATATAGTGTAAGACACAAAGGCCATAGTCCAGTGATGACATATGCAGCAGATCATTTAGTAAAATGACCATAAGCCCCTTAATTGGGGCTTTTTTTCGTATATTTATAATAAATAAAACCATGAACAAAGAACAAGTATTCGGTATTATCCGTCACACACTAACTTTCGCAGGCGGTATTCTAGTAATTAAAGGAGTAGCAGATCAAGCAATCGTAAATGAAGTAATTGGTAGCATCCTATCTTCAATTGGCCTAGTATGGTCACTTATAAAAAATAAAGCATAGTGAAAGATTTTGATTTAGTAAAATTTGTAAGAAATAACCAACTTCTAAACGAAGGCGTTGGTGGATATGTAGATATGAAATCTACTAAAGAAGAGTTAGGTACTGCTATGGAAGAAGATACAATGGCTAGTGATGAAAGAATCATGGGCTTAGGTGGTGATAAACTAGTAATGGCTACTCAATTTCTAGTAGATGATGGATTCGAAATAGATACTATATTAGACTTCCTTAGAAGAAATGTAAGATAACAAATAACAACACTATTTAAAGACCCAACTTGTTTGGGTCTTTTTTTCGTTCTTACATGAAAGAAATATTGTTTTTCTTTAGCTTAATTTAGTATATTAGTAGTTAATATTAGTTATGTTATAAAATCAATAAAACAAAATTATGAGTAGCAATTTCAATTTTACTTATTTTACAGACTACGAAAAAAATAAGAACATTAAGATAGGCGTTTCAGCCATCGTTGGTAAGATAAGCAAACAAATATCTTCACACAAAGCTGGTTGGCCAACAATGATTGTTAATCAGTTAAAACATGCGGGATATACTGATGTAACTCTTATTCATGATCAAAAAACAAATTGGTCAGACTTTGAAGTTATTATAATTGAACACGGTATGGAATTCAAAGGAGTGTTTAATATATTCGGTGGTGCTAATGATGAACTATATGATCAAGTAAAAAGGATATTTACACAAGGCGTAAGACTTTATTCATTACATGTAGATATGCCGATGATTGGAGATTTGATTAAAGTTAGGCACAAAACAGGTACAGAGCAATTCAAATCATTATTAGATAAAGCAGATATTGCAAATAATATATGTACTACATCCATTCCTAGAGTAGATTTTATTGAAAAAACAGAAAAATTGGTTTTTGGAGACTCTCATTGTTTTAGTACTTATAGACCTGGTTTTATGGTATCAAGACATGATGGTTTGACTATGCATGGAGCTTTAAGTAGAGGTCTAAATACGTATGTTTATCCATGGACAAAAGAACTTATTGTTTATATGGGAAATATTGACGTTCGACATCATCTTATGAGGCAAGCTGATCCATTAGTGTCTATCGATAAGATGATTAGTGATTATGAAAACCAATTAAAGAGTCTTAATTTAGATAGTATCACTGTTGTAGAGGTGCTACCTATAGAAAACGTATCTAGAAAAATCCCTAAAACAGGTTGGTATAAAAAAATGCCGTACTTTGGAACTTGGGAAGAACGCTCAGCTTTGTCTAAATATATTAATATTAAGATTGAAATGATGTGTTTAGCAAATGGATGGAATGTTTATTATGTTCCTAATGTATTTACTAATGAAGCTGGTGAATTAGATTTTAAAGTAATGGAAAAACCTCAATCTGTTCATATATCAAGAGAGTTTCACTACTGGAATTACGAAGAAAATAAAATAAACGATAAAATACAATGACAAAACACATTTCTAGTTTAGTAAAATATATTAAACCTACGAATTATTATGATGAGTTCATAAGATACTACCAAATGGCTAAAACTCAACAAGAGGAATGCAATTTAGGTATGTTAAAACATGCTGATTCAAGCGTTAATGACGATCTAATGAAGCATGTAGAGTTATATGATGTAGTAGAAAGAAAGTATGCAGGATTCTCTCAGATTGTTAACGATGCTTTTTATGGTTGGTCTCCTGATCATCCATATTGGCATAAAATGCAACAACAACATATGACTAAACAGAGAGAACTCGTGTCTAAAAATTGGACTGGTAAACAAAGTGTGTTTGGTCTAAAAGAATGGTTATTTCTTTTTATGTTCCATAGGTTAACTGGTTCAGGAATTAACTATTCAAAGAAGCCTTCAGGCTATCATAATACGCTCCTATTCGAACTACATAAAGCAGATAATATACCTCAAATGGTAGAAATTATCAAACAAGCTATAAAACCCTTCTATACTTCAGTAGGTTATCAATTTCCTAGTTTTCCAAAACCTCAAGGTCGATATAAACGTGGTGGTGATTATTTTATTTGCGAATATGTACCTAGATTAATTGATGACTTAGTTGTATTTTTAGAAACAGGAGAAAAGAAAAAAGACTTACGCGTAATTGGACAGTTTTTATTTGATTGGAATAAACGAAATGGTCTCCGTGCTTTTAAATTCCAATATGCTGCATTTATAGCAGATATAGCGGATTGGTTTCCCGAATATGTAAATAGAGAAAGCGTATTTTATTACGGATCTAACGCAGAAGAGTGCATAAGTTATTTAGCAAGTAAGACTATCAAAATGCCAAAAGAAGACTTTTTAGATGCCGTAATGTTAAAAGTATATGAAGATACAGGAGCTTTTCCTTATAATGCGGAAGACGTGGCTTGTGATTTTATCAGATGGGTTGAAAACTATGTTAAACCTGGTGCAGACTACGATCATTTAGACTTAGATTATGTATGGAATAGTTGTAATATACTTGATCATCCTTACGGAAGACAAAAAGCAATGCTCGATCTAAACCTAGTGCCATCCTTTAATGGTATGAAAGATCACCCATCAGATGATAAGGTTATTAAATCATTATTAATTACAGAGGAACAATACAAACAAAAAGTTAATCAATTATACGCATTATGAAACACTCACAAGTTGTAGAAATAAACGCGAATTTATTTAGACAATCTACATTAGAAAAAAATAAAGTTATAGATCACGTAACAAAAGAAATGGCTGCTAAATTAGGCATACATCTTTTAGAACAGAAACTTATTAATATAGAAATTATTGATCCTAATGAACCTATAGAAGTTAAAAGATATGATGAAAAAGATCTAAACTATATACTCAGCAAAAGAAAACATCTTGAAGTTGAAAATAAAGTGCAAATAACAATAAGTATAAATCTATAATCATGGATAGAAGTTTTAAACAAAAAGCCATTGGTACAATAGGAGAGAAAATTATAGCTAATAAGTGTACATCTAATGGTAAAAAAGTTATGTGGAATGTGCAAGAATTTGGTTATTGGGATTTAGAAATAGAAGATCTTAAGTGTCAAGTAAAGACGTTAACTCCATTTGTAAAACATAATTCATGGTGCATATCTGAATCGAAAACAGGAAAAAATATAGAAAACATACTTAAGTGTGATTATCTTTATATTGTTAGTATACCTACAATAAAACCTCATAAAACAGATGGTAAAATAATAAAAATAGACACGTCAAAACTTTCTAGAAAAGACGTAATACTATTAGAAGGGAGCGAAACTCCATCTCTAGTTATCAATAGAGACGCTACGTATATATCAGAAGAATACACACTAGATCAACAAGAAGTTGCAGCAATTACCGAACATAAAATATCATACTTCAATAAGAAATCATGAGCAATATAATATATCAAAATACATGTGAAGTACTTTTTAAGGGAAAGAAGCCTATAGATAGTTGGATGAAGGATTGGACTTTAGATCAACGCTTAGATAAGTTTTTTGAGTTCTGTCATAAATTCGACGATAGACAAGATGATTTACTAAAATCAGAATACCAGATCTTCTCACATCGTTTACATTGGCATGAACATCCATATTGCGAGTGGATGCAAAATGTTACTGATAACCGTGCTAGATTATTTTTAACTTTAGTCTTTAGTTTTACAAATGAACATTGGGGTACATTCACTAAATTATATAATGAAGGCATACAAGCCACTAAAGAACACTTTAAAGAAAATAGGCATGCTCGTAATGATCTATTTCAAATATATTATCCTAAGGGCACAAATGTAAAAGAGTGGATTCTCACAGGACCTAAGAAAGCTGCGGATGATTTATTCTATGTATTAGATGAGATTGAAAGCGGTATACGACCTAAAATGACTATGATGCAATTTGCTAAATTCCTTGAGTCATATTTTAAAGAACATCAAAATTTTAGAAGTCCATTATATCCATGTAAAAATACAGCAAGATACATTGCAATGTCATATCCTCATTTAGTAGACCCAGAATCTATACTATTTGGAGGAACTGGACATTTCGATGGGCTACATCAAATATTTGGTGGACAGAACTTAAATGGTAAAGTTAAATATACTATAAATGAATTAGGCGATTTTATACCTGAAAATAAACAAGCAGAAGAGTGGGTAAGACAGATGCAAATTTTAGTAGAGCATCCTAATAATCCTATGAAAGAACAGAAGTATTTAAACGTAGAAGATAAAACGTGCTTTTTTTGGAAGCACATAGCTATATCTCATGGACAAAAACGACCTACTAAAAACATTCCTTACACATGGATATTTAATGATAGTTTCAATTTAGGTAATAATCCTAAGTTTTTACAAGACATAAAAGATAGTAGTTTGATGTATTAATACTATCTTTACTAAAATGCTTGATATTTATGTAAAAGATAATAGTATGATTAATTTAACAGATTTATTGATAGAAAATGATACAGATAGTGAAAATATTTTTGTAAAAGAAGTTATGATTTTAAATAAATCAGCTTTTAAAATCGCTGGTATTATAGTACCAACTAAACGCGGATTTACTGGATATTTAAAAAAGTATGTGTCTAGTGATTTGCCAGCAGCTGGATTTAGAAGTCGGCCATCTTTTAGTGAATCTTATGGAGATACTTTATATAAAACTGAAAAACCTTTTGCAACAAAAGAAGATTGCATTAAACATTTAGAACAAGCAGCGAATTCGCTTACAGTAAAGTAATTGTAATAGTATACTGCATATTTAATTGATAGTCAATCAGTTATAACTCATTGATAACCAATACGCCCAAGACACACCAGGAGCTCACCAGAGCTCTTTTTTATGGCCTATATGTTATATTATCCCTTTAATTAGACTCTGAGGATGAGCTCGGGTGCGCTTTTGGGAAAGATCTATATATTGCCATACTATAAGCATTTATTACATATTTATACATAAAAACAATAAAATGAAGCAGATAATTAACGAAGCGAAAAGATTACAAAAATTAGCAGGCATACTTACAGAAGCCGAAACATCATTTAATCAGTGGCTAAGTGATATATCTAGTGGACGATCTTACATTAAACAAGACCTAGATAAACTAGGAGTAGATGCTAATATAGTAACTCCTGAAGAATTTATGGATGCTGTTAGAAGTAGTGGTAAATTAGTTAACCAAGATCTAGAAGCTTATAAGTTTGGAAATGCTACAACAGTTTATCCAAAATTTATATCATTTAATAGCGGATTAGAGACTTTTGGAACATATAGCCTTATGACTGGTAAAGGCGACATCACACCAAAATCACAAGATCCTAGAGCTAATATCTATCCTCAAGGGTCTAAAATGGACTAATTCAATATTTATTATAATTCAGGATCAACTTTTACATCGCGTCTATAGTATCTTCCAGCGATAGTATCGTTATATGAATCAACATGCAACACTCTTAATTTGTGTTGCCACTGCTCTTCGTAATAAGTACATTGTTTCTTATTAAAGCAGAATTCTAATATCTCTCTGTGAAAATGTTGAATACCTAATAGCTTTATGTCTTCTTGTAGTGCTTTATTACTTCCATTGTAGTCAATCCAATTACTCTCTTTCTTCTCTTTCTTTTTCTTTGGAATTCTACCTGGTTTGTCCCAGCTTTCAGTTTCTTTTTTAGTAAGCTTCTTAGTAAGTGTGTTGTGGAGTGTCTTCTTTCCGATGTAAAACTTTCCGTTAGTAGTGTTTGTAATCATATATACAAAACCTACACAACCTTCTGGAAATTCTGAAATAGTTACTATCTCTTTCCCTTCATATAACCAATTTGACATATACTTGTTTTTATATAAATATCTAGCTATTTTGATTAGCAACTCTTTCCATATCGCCAAAACCCTCTTCCCCTTCTTCAAATTTAAAACCAAATTTTTTATAAAAATTAACTAATTGCTTATAATTTAGCTTATTTTTATCTTTTCCATAAGGTACAGGATCTAGCGCTATAGTTACATTATGTTTATCTGCTATCTTACAAATAGTAGTCATAACTTTAGTAGCATTGCCCTCTTTTTTTTCTATTGATTTTAAACTACTTATCCAAAGTCTTTTATCCCAATTTGAAACTTCAATTATTACTTTATCGTCTATTACAATTTCACTAGGATTTAAAGGATTTCTATAACCTAAACTACTTATATCATTTATTGCTTTATCTATATTAGATGGATCGCTTGGCGTGTATTCTAATAGAACACTCTTAAGTATATTTATTAAATTAATCATAATCTTTAAATAAATATCTAACTATCCCAACGAATTATAAAAGTTAAATCTGTATTTGATGGAATAGGGTATGGAGTAGAGAGTTTTCCAACAACAAGAAGTTCATCTGCTGAATTATAAAGTCCTACTGTAGTCGCATAAGGTCTAAAATCTGAACCTGTTACAGCATCTATATATGATCCTGTACTGCCTGCTTTGTTCGCGCTTGGGTTTAAAGTATAATTAAAGTCATTTTCAGATACTCTACATCTAACAGAGTTCTCATATATAGTACTCTCAGCTTGAAATGTTACTAATGGATTATCTATACCTTCAGGATTAGGCGATTCAATCATTAAAGCTGATCCTGTTTTAGTAAATATTACAACGCCCTGCGAATATATAACGTTGCCAACTCTTTCACTTCCACTAACTTTTACTAAATTTCCATTTCCATCGTCTATTACATGCAAGTTTGAGTAGGAGTGAGAAATTCTTAAGCTACTTGGAGATATTTGTTCGCCTACAAGATCTCTTGGCATATATAAAACTTGAATATTTGCGTTAGATTCTGTTGGAAAATATCTATAATCATCATCCAAAGTGCCTGATGCTGCTGTAGATTGCAAAGAAGAATCCCAACCACTTCCAGAACCTAATAAAGAGCCTGATAAGTAGTTCATATAATACATTTGACGTATCATTCTATATAATAAGGTCGAATAGGTTAAAGATCCGCTATTTGTAACGCTTCCATTTGACCCTGATAACACATGCGCATTATAAGTAGGATCAAAAGCGAACAAAGATTGCGAATATTTTACCTTTATTGGAACAGTAGATACATCAGATGTAAATATACTATTTTTGCATATGCTCATATTACCAATCTAATTTGACTCTAATCAACATTTCCTTTGTAAAGTCTTTAGTTAACGGTTTAGAAAGTTTTGCAACTGCTAAAAGGTCGTTATTATCGTTATATAAACCTACAGTTGTAGGATATGTTTGTGGACTGTTAATGAAATTAGTGTATACCATCTCTCCAGATCCTGTTATAAATGATGGATTAGTCGTATAGTTATAATCACTATTTCTAACTCTAACAAATATATAATTAGATGATATTGTCTCTTGAGATTGTAATTGGAAACCTAATCCTGAAGATATTGCAGAGTAAATTAAATCATTATTAGCTAAGTTTTGGTTAGCATTACTACCTGAATAGAAAGGAATCGCTAATCCTCCTGAAGCGAATGGTAATGCTAATGCTCTTGGATTCAATATGATTGTGCCGATATCAGGTAAGAATAGTCCATAAGAACCAGATACTGTATACCCTTTTGTACTAGATCCTAAAGGTGCAGTAACAGTAGCAGAACTACCATTAGAGCCAGAAACTACGTTAAATACTCTTCCACAATCTAGATAATTAATAGTTGTAGCATCTATAGAGTTGTCAGTTAAGTGAATCTTACCTGCTGAGCTAGATAACGCTAAGTTGAATGTACCTGGCATTAAGCTCTCTTTATATCGGCTTCTATCAACTGATATTGCAATTAGATCATATGATGATGGATTTCCATCTCCAAAGTTAAAGCTAGATTCTGCATCTCCAAATACTAAATTTCTAAATTGTCCAAAGTTAATTCTTGTTGGAGTGTTTCCAGGAATAAGAGAGTTTATAGGAGCAGAACCTGATCCGTCGCTTCTACCATAAGCTATTGAAAATTGAATAGCAGAATTAATACTAGAAGGATCTAAGTTATATACATCTCTATAAAAACTACTAGAAACTCCAGTAGAAGCGGTATAAAATGTATTTAGTGTAGGAACATTACCACTCCATGCTGGAGCAGTTACTGAATCCGCGGATACTACAAAATCTGTTGCAGCTAATGTTGTAAATGACATATTTTAAAATGAAGTTTATTATGAATTAACTTTTGTTATTTGAACTGGAATAGATATTCTAGCACCTGAGTCTCTTCCTGTGATGATTAAAGTAGTATATAAGATTGTTTGTGATCCGAATAATGTATTAACAGTAGTTGCTGTTAGATTTATAGTAGTTCCTATTACGGTCTTACTAACATTAGTTCCTATAGTTGTAGTAGCATTTAAAGCAGTCGCTTCAGCTGTATTTATACCAACTCCAGTAAATGAACTCATAGTTCTAACATCACCTATAGTAACGATGTAACCAGATGGTTCAAATTGTGTAGTAGCACTTAGGTAATTTAAAGTTTGAGGAGTTATAGAAAGCGACGCACCCTGTTTAAGTTGTATTGTATTGTATGGTATGCTAATCACAGGTATTTTTGCTGTGCCTCTTGGTAGAGTAATTAGCTTATACTTCATAATTTCATTATCATTAGGAAACGCTTGCAAAACTGGCATAGCTTCAATAGCTTCGCCATAGAAAGCAGATCCTGATGGATGTGTAGGATTATATAATGTATAATCTACTTCGTCATCAGATAATGAGAATTGAGTTATTCTAAAAGAGCCATCGTTTCTTGAAAGAAGCTCTCTACCTTTTTTAGTAAGTATTGCGTCTACTACTACTGAAGTTTGACTTAAATAAGACATGTTTTATTTTTCTTTAAATATAAATATAATATTTTTCTGTTTCTCATAACTATTTTTATTATTGGTAGATAAACTATATTAAGTTTTGAGATTTTAATGACTTAATAATATCCCCTGATTTTATTCTTAGATCTTGATCAATATATTGAGGATATAGTAAACCTTCTTCTACTAAAGTAGAATTTTTTGGATTATATTTTAAAACAATATTAGTTTCGTCTGGCACTCTTTTCCATATTACGTATTTACAAGCTTTAAAATTTGCTAATGTCGTACTATCTGGAGATGCTGATTGTGTAAATAAATTTAAACCTGGGGTTTCTAATAAATCTACAACTAATCTAGACGAGGCAGAAGTTGGTATACCTGCAAAACCTATAGATTTTACAGTTAATTCAAATTTATCACTCCATCCTAAAGACGCGCTATTATATAGTGAAATTTTATCTCCTGGTTGTAGATTGAACGGGTATACTACTCTTTCTAAATTTCCCTCTAATCCGACTAAATTTGATGTTTTCCAAGTAGAATCGCTATTAGAATCAAATATTGGTTGATTATTAGTATAAATGTCTTCTGTAGAAAGTTGATTATCATAATCAGATAGCTTTATAACTATTTGATTTGATGAAGTGCTATAATATAAACAAGTTTGTGTAGTACTAGTTTGTGATGTATATGATATACTAGATCCAGAACTTGCGACTATGCCAGAACCAGTTGGCTGCAATATTGATATATACATAGAAGATGTGCTATATCTACCAGGATTTGCAGTGACTGTAAATATAGCATTAGAGGTATTAGTTGCGCTATATACTGAATTAGATGCTGTTATAACTAAGTTTGTAGTTAAAGTCGGTGCAGTACCTGGTGTAATTGGTGGCATAGTAATAGTTACACTAGCTGTTACATTTGTAGGCCATGTGGCATTATAGTATACTACAGCACCAAAATATTCAAATGGAGTTGAAGAATTATAAAATCTAACAGGTAAACTCCAATTTGAGACATTCCAAATAGGATCATTAGGATTGTAATTCCCTCCGGGTTCTACGTAAGGCGTTTCTACAGTAATTGGATCATCAAAATTAAAGCTAGAAGACGTCATATTTCCGCCTAAATTATGTAATATAGGCAAATATCTAAATCCTCCATCATATATTTTTAATGTTGAATTATTTGCTAATATTTGCGAATAAGGATTCAATTCATCATATTGAAATAATGCTACATCACAATTTTCACCACTCTTAAATACGTTTTGAATATCGAAGATATTAGAATTTCTTTTAGTTAAATCTAATACATTTTCATTGCTATCTATTAAGTATTTAATTTGTGCATTACTTCTACCAGGGAAGTATATTGATGATGTATATATATCTTTTAAATACGCAAAACTATTTTTTATTTTATCAATAGCTGCTGTTTTACCATAAGATTTATCTCCTGTATAAGATGTATCTACTTCAACATTAGAGGTTACTCTTATATATGTTGGTATAGGAGGAAAATATCCTCCTGGAGTAAATATTATAGTGCCTGTATCAGGATAATATGTATAATCGCTTGGATTAATTAGTCCGTATCCGCCTAAATATACTTGAATATTCGATAATCCTATTATATTAGGATTAGAGTAAGTTGTAGGCTGTATTGCAAAATAAAACCACGCTAAACCACCAGGATTAGTTTCTGTAAAACTAAATGCAGTTTCTTCAATTGAACTTCTTGCAGGTCCTGTATAAGTATTATATAATTTACTTATAGTCTTTGATCCATAGTATCTAGGCTCTGTAAATGCCCTGCTAGCATAATTAGTATCTTGCAGTTGAGCATAAGGATTATATAGATTAGTGTATGTATTATAGTTATCACCTTGCGATTGAGATATAGATTGCGTTATCAATCCTAAATTAACGGGCATCGATTGATCATAAGAGTAGTCTAAATCTAAAAACCTAGTTGATCTTACAGATGAACTAACATTTTGATAAATAGCTCCATAGTTAATTTGTATATTTTGAGAAGATCCACTAGAATTTTTTGATAATTCTGTTTGTGATATAGCATCTCCATTAGTTACTTGTATGAAGCTACCACTAAATTCTCCATTATACTTTTCTACATCTTGTGAAGAACTATAAGCGGCAAATCCTAAAGGAGTCATTACATTATTAGACCACGCTGTAGATTGAAATATCGCCATTGCGTCACCCGCGCTGATGGTTAGCATATCTATTGACTCTGATAGGTTATTATCAAAGCTCATACTTGGTTCGTGCCTAGCGTACTTATTACGCTCTAGGATATGACTTTTGATTATTATACCAGTAGATGTATTTGATCTAGCTGGTACATAGTCCTTAATCATTTTAAATAATGAGTTATTGTAATATTTAACAAGTCTCATGTATTCCCAAATGCTATGAGGATATGTGTAAGTACTAAAATAAGATTTCTTTTCTTCCTCTAAAGCAGGATATGTACTAAGTGTTTGGTATTCAGGATTTCCTATTAATTGATCAAGACTAACAAATCCAGATGAAGATACAAAATTAGCATTAATAGCGTCAGAAGGAGAAAATCCAACTTCAATATCAGTAGTATTTAATCTATAATCGGTATTATATTTTTGTAATGTTGTCGTAGGATATAAAAGATTTGATTGTATTTGAGCGCTAGCTGTTATTACATTTATCTTTTCATCATTTATTTCATATATACCGCTTCCAGTATATCTATTATTACCACCAAATTCATTAACGCTTAATATACTTTCTGGAATACCATAACAAGCTATTAAAGCTTTTATTCCTCTTTGCGTACCTTTTGTTTTTAAGAGATACGGTAAATTATGATAAATTCTCTTATATGTTTCTTTTTCAAGATCATTAGAAGATATTGTATCGATACTAGAAGTTACATAAGAGTTGATTAATTCAGAACCTGTAGGAGGTAGTAAAGATCCATCAGGATTTACTCCAAATAATGTGTAATATAGGTTATCTGATACACTTGTATTTGTGTATAATTTGATACCTAATGCTCTTAATGAATCTGCAACTAAATCCATAGACACTCCCGTATTAGGGTTGTTACTAGAATCATATCGATTGCTTACGTCTTTATAGTATAACCAAATATTATCGAAGTGTTGCGCAACCATATCAATAAATGTGACATATGGAGCATTATTTGGATCATCTAAAAGATATTGAGGAATAGCATTAGATAATTTATCTTTATTCGTATCATCGTAAAATGAAGCAGAATACAACATAGACACTGAAGTGTTGGTTGGCATGCTGTCTACCGATCCTAACCAAGATATAGCTTCAGACGAAGTCACTGAATATAACTTATAAGGTACAGTACTAGTACTTTTTGGCCACGCAAAAGATTCTGAACTATAGTATAGATAGTATTCGTAAGTATCGAATTTTTTAATGATATTATCTATATTATTTTGAATCAATATATTTGATTGGGTTACCGAAGATAGCGTATTAGCGCTCATACTAGTGAACGTTAGAGATTCGTTTAATTCACTTTGGTAATCTTCTATTAATCTTAATTTATATGCAAAGTTATTTAGCCTTTCAACAGCGCTAGAAAAATGTATAAAATTAGAAAAATTAGTGTAATCTACGTTTATAGCTATAGCCTTATCATCATAATAGCTAGATAACTTTTGCATAGATGATGATACAGTACTAGAAAATAATGCATCATATGTGTAATATGGAGTAGTTTGACCAACTCTATCAGATACTTTAATTTTAAAATTAGGTCCTCTAAGTTTATTCTCTAATATTACCTCTTCTGCTTCTACTTGTGTATCTACGTCAAAACTAACAGACTCTGCAAGTTTATCAACAATCCATAAAGTTGTTTTTACATTAAAATCTACTGGAAGAGGTTCATAAAGTTTTACTAATAAGAATGTCTCTTCTCCTTCGGTAAATAAAGCAACATTATTTGCGATTACTAATCTATTTAAACCAAAATTTAGATAGAAGTCCGCAAAATAGTTTTTATTTGCGATATAAGTTTGAAAGTTATTAAACCCGTCAACTATACTATCATTACTTATTACTTGACTAGCTAATTTTAACTCTGTTCTAGACGTAGAAATTTCTTTAATCCAGTAGTTGTTTAGATAACTTGAATTAAATAGATTCTTTAAGAAGTTATATTGTATGTTTAATAGACCTCTGTCATATCCTAAATCACTTAAATTCTTTTTTGGATCTAGTTGTAAAGAAGAATATGTATTAGTTACAGGATTTACGCTATCACTCTCTGGTTTATAATCCTTAAGATCATAATTAATATCTAAAAACTGACCAGTTTCATCGTATATTACATACTCTATCGTATCATCAACTGCGCCATAAGATGAGAATATATAGTTAGATATTACAAGATTATCGTCTGACGTATTATAGTCTTGATATGAAACCCCAGCACCTTTATAAAAAATATTAACTAATTCCATTATGCGCTTATGTTATTTATTGTTGTAAATGTATTACCTAACTCAATAAGTTGTTGTCTAAGTGAATTGATTTCTTCTACTAAAGCTGCTTTTTCTGCATCAAATATAGAACCGCCTAAATATTGAGTACTTCTTTCTATAATATACTTATGAGAGTTTATTTCACCTTCTACAGGTATATCGAAAAATAATTGATCATATAACTCAAAAAATCTTTCTACAGTTACAGCTTCTTCTACAGTTGGAACCTCTGGACTAATAAGCTCAGTAAACTCAGTATCAATTGCTTTTGTGTAAGTATTGACACCTCTAACTTTTTTGATTAAATCTACCTTTGACATTAATTAATTACTTTAAATATATAATCATTATCATACACAACCTTTTCTCCTGAAGGTAGAGCAGAAGATATTAATATTTTATAATATCTTTCGGGTTCTAATCCATTCATATACATATTAAAATAGCTACTTGTTCCATCGCAGCTTATTTTAGTATAGTTATCATCAAAATCTATAACTATGTCATTAGTTTTTGCATCTATTAATGACCAATAAGAGGTTTGTGGTAATCTTTTATTAGTAGTATATAGAGATGATGTGGTGAATACTCTAGTTGGATATTTATCTCTAGCGTTAACTCTAAATTTATATAGAGTAGTATCTGTTTTATATACACTTAAATTATTAGCTAATGTGACAACAGAGTTGCTATCTGATAGAACGCTTAAACTTCCAGTAATGTATACGCTGTCATCCCAACGCATTTCAAGAGTTGGAGGATATATAGTATGTGTATCATTACTAAAAAAGTTTATAGCTATATAACTACCTGAATTATTTTCTACCGCAGTAGGATGCTTAATTAAAAATCCGTTATTAGGCGCTGAATCATTGAACCATGTGCTAACTATAGAAGTAACATCAGCTTCAACATCTTTGCTAGATTCGTTATTAAAAGATTGAGTTGCAAATGTATTAGTCCAAGATCCACCACCAGAAGTTAAATAGTATGATGGATTTATCCAATCTGTAACACTACTATAGTATGCAGATGTATTATACCAACAAACTCCATTTCTAGTTTGTGGAGAATCTCCAAAGTGTCCTGTACCCATTGACCAAGACTGCGATACTTGTCTTATTTCTAAAGTATAATCAGTAGATAGATTTTCTGCATTAGCAATATACAGTTTTAAATAAGTTTTCCAAGATCCTGAAGCGTATTGCTTAATTAAGTCTAGATCAACATCAGAAAATTTAATAATAGATCTTCTTAAGTCATCAGATAAAATAGGTCCATATCCTGCTACTAAGCTATTTGTTTGATCTTCACTATTTTTTACTGATACTTCTAATATTTCATCTAGTCCTGTATTCATAGCGGGGAACTTAGAATATATACTAGCGTCTTGCGATGAGAATATTTTATATATTGCCATTTATTTCTTTTTAAATCTATTAGTATGTAACAACACGACCTTGAATATCTGTATCTAAGAACTTAACTTCGAATATAGATGGATCTAAACTAGGATATACGACTCCATTTACTGTTGCAGCACTAATATCATATGAATATAATGAATATCCGTTAGATACACCAGTTTTATTTACTAGTTCAACATTTTTTACTGTTTGAACACCATCTACTCTATCAAGTAGAATATAAATATCTGATATTATAATAGGCTCATTTATTTGCCAATTATCTATATTGAAGAAATCCTTTAATTGAACTATACACCTCGCTACTACATCTTGTCCAACATAGTTTGGTCTTATTGTAATATCAAAGTTGCAACCTAAATTAATTATATATGCTGATTTTAGATTAATGGCGTCTGTCATCATTCTAAAGTCATTAAGATATGTTTGTAAATTAGTTAATAACGCATTCGTTGGAGTAGCTAAATTTCCATTAGAATCTAATCCAAGAACGTACATACTAACTAATGAATTATCTTTATTTGATGGGTCACCTTTATAGTAGTTTGCAAATGTAGAATCATCTTTTGTAATATATGCTTTAGATACTTTACCATATTTTGCGGGCATTGAAGTAGCTTTAACTAAGTAATCATCTTGAGTAACTGCTCTCATTTGACTTGCAAAAGTCGCTTGTATATTTAATCTAAGATCTTCTACCGTATCTCCATCACCTCCACCTGTAGCAGGATTAGGATTATTTATTGTTACTGTTCCAACATTAGTTGTATTAATACCTGTTGCTACAATATTGCTTGGAACCGTTAATTCATTAGATAAAACATTATATCTAGCGCCTCCACCAGCTAAGTATGTAAATGTAATAGATGTATTTGATGGAGCTATACCGTATGTTTTTGTAGTTACAAAGTTTGTAGGATCGAAAGCTGTATTAATCGTATCAGATCCTGAAGTTAAGCCAATTCCTACTGTTGCAGGATTAGGTAGTATAACTTCATCAGCAACGCTATTAACACCTGGACCAAACTCTATAACTAATGATTCATTGCTAGTAAATCTAGTTGTAAATCTACGATCAACTTTTACTTTCTCTAAAATATAAGGAACTTGATAAGAATCTTGATACATTCCTGGGTAATTAGAAAACGTATTAGCTACTGGATTGTATATATAATCTTGCGCTAAATATGGAACTTCATACCAAGTGTTGCCTGAAGAATCTACGGCGCTTACAATTGATACAATATCTGTGTCATTTATAGTTATCGTAGGGAATCTTTCAGCTGACCCAAAAGAGAATGACTGATTCTTTAATAAACCAGATATTCCATTAGCTTTCTTTTTTAACAAATATGAATTAGGGGATCCATTTCCAGTTACTTCATAAACAGTAATCTCTGTCTCGTCTAAAGATGAAGAAACCCTAAAATCAACTTTTTCAGATACATAAAATCCAACAGATGGATTTACATTAGAAGATACTACCATACCTGGTTGTATAATCAATGCATAATCAAAATCAGGCGTTTTTAATCCTCCAACAGTTTTAGCGGGGATAACTTGATATACATCTAATTCTGCTATAGCAGCTGATATTACTTTTGGTTTATACCCTAAAGTATATGCTAATGCGAATAGATTATTTTTCTGTTTCGCATATTGAACATATGTTTCTTGTATTTGATTATCTAAATAAAACGATAATACATCTCCTACATAAGAAGCCATGTTTATGAACATACTACCTGGAGATGCTTGTGTAAAGTCATTATATACCGTTGGGAAATAAGATTTCGCATACTCTATCAAATCATTTTTGAAAGTATTAAAGTCTTTATTTAGGTACTTAATATCTGGTTTATTGGCCATTTTATGCGTTTTCTATTTTTATTATGATACTATCATTTTCATTAGTATTTCTTAAAGTATAACTAAAATTTATTGTTATTGCTAAAGTACTTGGATCTCCACTTACACTTAATCGACTAATAACTACATTAGGAAAATTAGATTCTATTTTAGATGTAATAGACATTTCTAATTCATCTAAAGAATCACTAGTTATCTGCTCAAATAATGAAGATCTTAAACCTGCACCGAATAAAACTAATGGTGTTTCTCTAGGATCACTTAAAAGAAAGTTTATTAAGTTATATTTAGTCTGTTCTTTTGTTGTATATACGCTAGTGAATACATTACCCGCAGAAAATGGTAGTTTTACGCCAATAGCGGTAGACGGTTTAAGGTCTATAGGAGATATTTGTTTTAGTCCGTAAGCCATTATATTAAGCCTTTACTCTTCATCGCGTTCATAACTCCAGAAAAATCTGGAACTGTATCTATTTCTACCATCTCTATTGCACTACTTCTTTTAGCACTCGCAAGCATAGCATCTACAGAACCAACTGATGCTTCTTTTTGATGCATTCCTTCCATAAATCCACCTTGCGTATTTGCAAAACCAGCAACATCATCAGTTGTCATTGAAATAGCTGTTTCATTTAATAAAGAACCTAATGGATTTTTTGTATTAAATGAAGGTTTTGGTTTTGGTACAGATGTATTTAGAGTTAATGGCACTGTTTTACCTTCTACCTTTTCCTTTAATTGTTGTCTATAGTCAGACTTTTGCATAACACTTTCTTTAAGAATCTTAGGTAGTTCTTCTTTAATAACTGCTCTAAGTTCCTCTCTTATTAATTTTCTAAAAGAATCTAGTTTACTCATATTGATATAAATATTTATGATTTAATTTTTATACTCTACTAGCGATATTATTTGATAATCTTCCTGATGGATCTGTCGAACTTAAGTTAGATTGTAAGTTATTTTTATTTTTTTCCATCATTTTTCTCATTCTACGTCTAAGTCTATTGCTACCTTTAATACTATTTAAGAATGCATTTAGACCTAGATTATCATCACTCTCTGTATTACTATTTGGTGAATCTAATGAATAACCACCTACTTCTATATTATCCCAATTAATACTATCATCATACAGATATGCAGTAGACTCATTAATAGCATCCTCTTCTTCTAACGAATATACGTTTATTTTTGCTTTTACTAAATTTTTTGCTGATAATAGTTGTTTTACTTCTTGTAGTATAATATTGTCATCAGAAGCAAATGTAGGAGTTGATTGCAGTATTTTTATCCCTCTATTATCTAAAGCAACACCGTATCTTCTTCTAAGCGTAAACGTTTCATCAACAACTTCTTCTTCTATTATGCTAATAGTATATTCTCCAAATTGATTATTTCTTGATTTTACTTTATCATTAGTTTGTTTATTTTCTAAAAACTTATTAAATGAATCTACAGTAGATTTTAAATCGCTAGATACTTTTTGTAATTGATTGATTATACCCGTCTCGTCTAATGTATTAAGACTATTACATGCTTGTAAATTAGCTATTAATAGGTTTAACTTAGCAATAACATCATTTAGAATAGGTATTAACGTATTTAATAAATTTACTATTAAACCTAAAAGTATATTTACTTGATTTAATCTAGTTATAAATCCATTTACACCTTGTTTTTCTAACTTTTCTGTTATTGTAGAAAACGTTGTTGTTATACCACTAGTTGTATATAAGTTTGGGATTGGACTAACCTTAAAAAATGTTATTATCGCTTTAAATACTTTTACTAAAGTAGTAGCTAATGTTATAATTAATTGACCAAATCTTATTATAGTAGATATATTTGTACAAATTCTTTGTATCTTTACACACGCATTCACTATTTTTTTTAATGTTGGTATAGCTTGAGCTGGATTTATTATATCTTGAATCCTTTTTATAGATTCGTTAAGAGCGTTTCCTACTCCAAGTGCACCTAATGCAGCTGTTACTGATGCTGGTGTATTAAGCGCTTGTATTAATACACAATATTCTCGTATTTTATCTACGCTATTTATGATTTTTTGTAAATCACTACTAGGTATTTGTCTATAGTCAGTAAATTTTTCATATGAACTAATTTTATCATTTACGTAGCTACCAACTTTTTTTAATACTGGAAATGTAGTAATAAGTAAATCAATAGACTGTTCAGGGGTAGCAATATTTGCAAGTGTTGCAATATCTCCGGGAATTTGTGGAGTAGTCGATGATTGACTATCTATGTCTTTTTTAATTTTATTTGTAAACGTTGAAAAATTATGTTTAACATCATTCACTAAATTAAATAGAGCGTTTTTACTTTCTGGATTATTGGGATCTGTATAATTTCTATAGTACTTATCTATTTCTGTTTGTACAGTAAATGCGGTATTTTGAAAATTCCATTTAACAAGTCCAAATGTGTCTGTAGGTTTTTTATTTGGATCAAAACTAGACGCAACAGGTATATTACTTATTGCATAATTAACTATATCGCAGTAATTTACAGACACTATTTTATCTAAGATAGGTATTATTCCTAAGTCTAATGGGTTTTTAGGTCTACTAGTATTTTTAGCAAAGCTAGCACTAGTTAAAGGTTTTCCATAAAAAATAGTGTTCATACCTTCACTAAGATCCATAACAGTAAGACAGCTTTTTAGAATCAAGCCTTCTAATCCTTTAGCGTCACTTTTAAAATATGATTTTAAACTATTTGAGTATGTTTCTTTTAATGACATTACGCGGTACGTGTTATATTTGATAGAGTAGAATCAAGTCTTTCTTTTAAATTAGTAGCATTTATATTGACATTTTTACCAAATAAAGCTATATACGTCATACTAGAACCTAATTCTTTAGTAGGTGCTGTCGCTCCAGCTGAAACCTTCATTAAAAAATCACTAGCTGCTATTAAAGACGATAAAAACTCTTTTAACTCTTTTACAAATGTATCTCCTAAAATAACTCTTTCTTTAGCATTAACATCACCTAACTTAACACTTGGAGATTGTAATATAATACCATTAGATGCATCTAAATTTACAGTATTTGTTGACGATAAACTAACTGATTGTTTTGCAAATAAAAATACAGAATCTGTTTTTGCTAGTAAGTGTACTCTATCAGAAGCTACTATTACTTGTTTACCATCATATGGAAATTTAGGTTTATAATCCATTATTAAATATTATTTTAAATTAGCAATATCTTGAGAAGCAGCACTAGTCGCACTATTGCTAGTTGCAACACTATATTTTTTAATTACAGATTTAGATTCTATAGCAGTTATACCAAATGACTTTAATGGAAAACTTGATATATCTTTTATATTTATTTCTTGACCCGATGTCATCCATATTGTAGAATCATCAACATTAATATCTTCTACTGTTTGTTCAAAGTAATCTTTACTTTTTTGTTGACCTTGACCATTTCTGATTATGGTTATTGGAGAACCAGGAGCTCCTGAATTAGACCATGGATTCTGAGTTTTAGAAGCCAATATAGTACTGCTAAATCTTATGGATTGACCAAATCTAGATTCAATTATAGTATCTCCTTCAAATGGTTTTAAACTTCTAATGTTAGTATTTTCGCTAAATGTGATACCAACTGGTAAACTAGGAAAATCTGCAGCATCTCTTAACTTATTACTATATTCATCACTATTATAAAGTTCTCTTAAAGTTTCTGCATACTCTTCCATATTAGGAAAAGCATTATGATTTAAAGAGTTCCAAATAGAATAAGGAGGAAAGTAATAATATTCTTGTCTATCTAAAGATTCATTTAGATTTGAGCTAGGACCTGGAACTATATATACTATCTCTGAAATTAATGGATATTGTCTAATAAAACTAAATATAGGATACGCTGATTCAAATGCTACGTTTGATTTACCTACACTTATATTAGTGTATAATATTTCATAGGTTATTTTTCCTAAATCTTTTGGGTTTTTATACTCTTCATTAGGAGTACCATCATACTTATTTTTACTTAAAACAATGCTCTTAACACGACCTATTATAAAGCCTGAACCTTTGCTTTTCCCTGATTGAGGATTAGAACTTTGTCCATAATAGTATTGAGCCATTATTCAGGTAATTTTTTTTGATTTACAGGCACATTTATTGATGATACTTCTTCGAATAATTGCTGTATATCTTTTTCAGATAGTAAATCTGAATCTTGATCGCCTGCTTTTTTAGCTTCAGAATTTTGTTTAAATAATTGTAATATCTTTAAAAGAACATCATTATTTTTTACATTAGTATCAAAAAGCTCTTTTATATGAGGAATAATAACAATAGCATCACCAGCTCCTTCTATAAAAGAAGATAAACGTTCAACTTCTTGTTTAATTGCTTGCTCTTGATCTTTCTGTTTATTATACACGTCTTCTATAATATCAGAAATTTTTTTATCAGCAAACACTATTTTTTCTAATTCCATAGCTTTTTATATAAATATCTAGTAATACATTTTTTTAATATGATCTTGTAATACTTGCTTATATATAGTCTTTAATCTCTTAATGACTTTTGTTATAGAATTTGTAGGCACATCAACCATTTCTTTAATGTAGATGTATATTAATTTTTTATTTATAAGTAGTTTACTAAATTCATCAACATCTTTTGTTTTTTGAAATAGATCTACTATAGAAACTGCGACTTTAAGATCATTTTCTGAACTAAAGAGTTCGAACATATTAGTATCTACATAATTTATAAACTCATCTACAACTTTTTGTGTATCTATTTCTGAACTAAAGTCTTCATAAATAAGAGAATCAATTGTTTTGTTTTCATTATCAATCTCTTCTACTTCTACTTTTGCTACTTTATTAGAATAATTCTTTTTATTATAAACTATTAAGTATCTTTTAACTATCGTGCCAAAGTAAGAATATGCTTTACCTTTATCTTCGTTATATAAATCTATTTTTTGTAATAAAAAAGATATAACTTCGTATTTTAAGTCCTCAATAGACTCAGAATCAAGATAGTAAAACTTAAATGTATGTATGATATTTTCAACTAACTTATAAAAAGCATAGTGTATTTTCTCTCTATATAATTTGTCCCTTTCATCTTGGTTTTTACTAGCTCGAAATACTAATATAGCTGCTTGAGTTTCTTCTGTAAAATAATCATTACTCTTCTTTGGTTTTCTTTTACGTATTTGCCCTTTTTTTGTGAGCAATAAGCTATCGTCTATAGTCTCTAATGATCCTTCCATATTAATCTTCGTATTGTTGCGCTAATTGTTGCATTTCTTTTATATTCTCAAATAGTTCAATGAACTCAGGATCGGATTGAATCCAAATTTTAGAGTCTATTTTGTTAACTAACTCACTAAATCTTTTTAAGTTAGCTTTCATTTCTAATGTGAATTCTGCTTGTTTAATTAGCATGTTTTCCAACTTTACATTTTTATTGTATAAGTTGTAGATAACGTACCCTACAATTGAGATTATCCATAATGCTACTGATGCTATGATATATTCCATTTTTTTATTTTATTTGTTTTTCTACTCTACTAGCCATAAGATCTGCTTGATGCAGTATATAAACTAGGTTTGTTTTAATTTCAAAATCGCTACTGTAAGTGATATAGTAAGGTTTGTTCGCTTCTTCATATAAGCCATCATGCAATTTAATAGCTAAAAACTCTGTTTCATTAACCGCAATGCCAGCTTCTTGTAATGCGTATAAACTACGATCAGCTATTCTCATATGAGGTATGCTCTTATTATATTTATAAAAAGTACCTTGTTTTTCTATTTGCCAAGTTTCATCATTTGGTTGATAGAAAGGCTGATCATTAGTTCCAAGTTTGCCTAAATCATGGTTAATAGCAGAGAATACAAGTTCTTCAGTTGTATAGTCTTTTTGCTGATTAAATCTATCCCATACTTTATCAAAAACTAAAGCTGCTTCAGTAACTCTAATAACATGATCTACATATCCACCAGCAAAACAATTATGATGAGAGATTTTGCTTGAGGCTGGACTAGTTGCTAATGTTAATTCTATGGAGTTATAGAACTGAGTTAGTTTTTCTTTTCTTGGAGAGCTTATATATTTGTCAATTAGCTCGTAAAACCTTTCTAAATTTGATCTAATCTCATCTTCAGTTAGAGATTTCATTTTAAATGTTGCCATAACTTATATTTTAATTATTAAATGCTGTCTTGTTCTGTGTTAATTAATACTTGCACTTCATGTATCTTTTCTAGCATTCTTTCTAGTTGAAACTTAAGTTCTTCTGGAGATCTCAATTGAGAGATGCTAGATGATTGAGAATGGATTTGATTTTTTAATTCTTCCAATTTCTTTTGGATTAGTTGTTTGTACCTCATTTTTTTATTTCTTTTTTTAATTTTTCTAACATCTCAGTTAGAGTTAATACTGGAATACCTGTATAATTTTGTGATAATTTAATTTTTTTAGAATCCTCTTCATAATTAGAAGCTAAGTATAGTATAGTGTGATCATCTATGTATACACCAAAGCCTCCACGATCAACATATTTCTTTTTTACAACGTCTATCATAGGGTACATATAGCAATTTGTTGTTTTTTCAACTTCATCGCATTTATAGCTGCTATCTTCACATAAGATTAATCTATGATCTATTCCAGCCTCATTTAAGTACTCAACCATAGCTTTACATTTAGAACAAGCAGATAATGCGTACAATATAATATTACTCTTCTCCATCTTCATCTAATAGTTTTTGATCTAATTCAGACAATAAATTAAATAATGCTACTTTCTCTTCAGGTGAAAAATCATCTTCATTTTCACTTATGTAGTAATATAACATTATTATGTCTTCTTCTTTTAAATTACTTTTTAGTTCATCAATATTCATATAGCTTTTTTTCTATAAGCACTTCCCGCTTTAAAGGGTTGTGTTTTTTTCCGTTTTAATATTTGTTTTATTTCTAGTTCCCCTTAGCGGTTTTATCCGTCGGCTCCTATCCGATATTAAACTAGGTTTTATAACTTATATCTATTTATATACCTGACGCTATATTATTAAGACACCTGGTAGTTTTGTTGCCATTTAATCTAAAAACTCGCTCATGGAATTTCACCAAGCTACGGTATAGAGCTTAAATCAAAACATTAATACAGCTAATATAACAAATAATATTGATATAAAAAAATTAATTTCACAATATTTTTAATTTTTTTTATTAAACAATACTGTATTATATTAGTAGTACTTATGACTAGACAAAATCTAAAAATAAATACTGACATTTCTGATAAAACAACGCAACAACTAGTATTAGGCGTATTAGAAAACAGTTTTGGTAAGGCAAAACGCGATAAAAAAGATAATTATATATTCCATTGTCCATTTTGTAATCATAAAAAGCCTAAATTAGTTGTCAATATTAAGACTGGAAAGTATAACTGTTGGACGTGTGAGCCTGCAACGAAAGGAACAAAGCCAGACTCTTTATTAAAGAAGGCAAATGCTTCAAAAGAAGCTATAAAAGAGATTAGGTCTTATTATAATATAAAGAAGTTTGATCTTAATGAGAAAGAAGAGACTAGAGTAGCTGCACTACCAATTGAATATAAGAGCATTAATATTCCAGGTAAGTCTCTACTAGAAAAAAAGGTAGTAAATTACTTAATAAATGATAGAGGTTTGTCAAAATTAGATATTATTAAGTACAATATAGGTTATTGTGAAACTGGAAAATTTGCTAATAAGGTCATCATACCTTCATACGATTTAGATGGTCGTTTAAATTATTTTGTAGCAAGATCTATAGATAAATTAGCTAAGTCAGCACATGACGCTTGTAGTGTAGATAAGAATTCATTGATTGGATTTGAATACTATATTAATTGGGATGTACCAATCGTATTATGTGAAGGCGCTTTCGATGCTATAGCGATAAAAAGAAACGCTATACCATTATTTGGTAAGACAATATCTAAGGCGTTAATGAAAAAATTAGTAGAATCTAAAGTAAAAACTATTTATGTAGTATTGGATAATGATGCACTTAAAAAATCTATGGAATATGTAGAGACTCTTATCAATTATGGAAAAGATGTGTATCACATAAACTTAGAAGAAAAAGATCCTTCGAAGATTGGATTTAATGGTATGATTAAAATATTACAAAAAGCAAAACCTATAAAATCCGAAGACCTATTTTTTAAAAAAATGCAAATGATAATAGCTAGAGCATGAGTAAAGTAAAAAAATGTAAATTAAAGATTAGTAAATTAGATAGAATCATTCATATATCTGATATACATGTAAGAAATTACAAAAGACATGATGAATATAGACGAGTATTTCATACTTTGTACAATCAACTAAGAGAAACGATTAAAGAGAATGATCTTATTTGTTTGACTGGAGATATTGTGCACTCAAAAACTGATGTTAGTCCTGAACTATTTCAAGAGGTGCAAGATCTATTAAAAAATTTAAGCGAGATAGCGCCTGTATTAATGATTCCAGGTAATCACGACGCTAACTTAAATAATGCGCATAGAATGGATGCATTAACGCCAATAGTCAATGCAATCGATAATGATAATTTTGTATACTTTAAAAATTCTGGTATACTTCAAATAGCAGATGTTAAATTCTATCATTGGTCTGTGTTTGATGAGATTTCTAAGTACCCTAAAAGACAAGTTGAAGATACGTGCACCAGCATAGCATTATTTCATGGATTAGTAAATAATTCGACAACCGAAGACGGCTTTATATTACAATCTGAGAGCATTAAGGCTTCTATGTTTAGCGATTTTGACTTAACTCTATTAGGAGATATACATAAGCACCAATACTTAGATGAAAATAAAACTATAGCATATCCAGGTTCACTTATTCAACAAAACCATGGTGAAGATTTAGTGCATGGATATATGATATGGGACCTAAACAATAAATCTTCTGAATTTGTTGAGGTGGTTAATGATACTGCTTTTTATACGATAGAGATTAATAATGGTATATATGAAAAATTACCAACTAATTTACAAAAAAATCTGTATTTACGAATAAAATACAAAAATACTGATCAATCTACTATAAAAACTATTGTTAATGAAATAAAGCAAGATCATAATATAGTAGAACTATCTTATAAACCAATACGTGATTTTTCTGCAAGAAGTAGTAGTGCCAATGAAGTAAAAGGCGTAGATTTTAGATCTGTAGATCAACAAAAATTATTATTAAAGAAGTATCTAAATCAAAAATATAAATTAAGTAAAGAATCACTATCAATAATATATGCTATAAATGATCAAGTAAATAAAAGTCTAAGTAAGAACGAAATACCTAGAAATAGTCTATGGTTGCCTAAATTCTTTGAGTTTGAAAACATGTTTAGTTATGGAAAAGATAACCATGTAGATTTTTCAAAAATGGAAGGGACATATGGTATATTTGCGCCTAATGCAAGCGGTAAATCTACACTATTAGACGCATTAACCTATTGTATATTCGATAAATGTACTAAGACTACTCGAGGACATCAAGTTATGAATAGTTCTAGTAATTCTTTTTATTGTAAATTAAACTTTGAATTGAATGGTATAGATTATTTTATTGAAAGAAATGCAAAAAGACAAAAAAATGGAAATGTTAGAGTTGAGGTAGATTTTTATCAATTAGATAGAGAAGGTAATAAGACTTCTTTAAATGGCAAGGAGCGTACAGATACTAATAATAATATTAAAAATCTTCTTGGCAACTATGAAGACTTTGTGTTGACTACTTTATCTACTCAGAGTGGTAATTCTGGCTTCATTGATATGAATCAAAAAGACAGGAAAGATCTTCTTTCCCAGTTTCTAGACATAGGCGTATTTGAAGAATTATATAGTATTGCTAATGAAAGTTCAAAAGAAGCAGGAACTATATTTAAACATCACCAAAAAACAGATTATGAAGCGGAATTAACTATTGCAGACTCTGAAATTAAAGAAAAGCAAAAGCTATTAGACTTAAAACAAAAAGAACGTAATAAACTTGTAAAAGATAGAACAAATTTATCAGATAGAGCATTACAATTAGCAACAAAATTACAATTAGTTGATGAGTCGCTAATAGATGAGACTATGCTTATTGATAGAAAAAATGATGCTAATTCTATACTTAGTTCAACCTTAGTAAAATTAAAGATAAATGAAGGTAAACAAACCACTAATAACGAAGAATTAGACAGTATAAAAAAACGTTTAGACTTAATTGATGTTACAAAAATAGAAAGCGATGAAAAAGAATTAAAAGCTCAAATGACTGAGTATCACAATCTTAATTTAGAAGTAAAAAAGATGGAAAGTGATATGTTACATAAGCGTAAAAAAATGGAAAATCTTAAAGAATTAAAGTATGATCCTAATTGCGTTTATTGCATGGAAAATGTATTCGTTAAGGACGCTATTAAGACAAAAGATGAAATAGAGAAGGATGAATTAGCTCTTAGTAAAATATTAATAGCTAAAAGTCAGTTAAAAGATAAGTTAGATGAGTCTACAAAAAAAAATGAAGCGATAAAAAGCGAATATTCTAGTCTAATAAACCAATTAAATAACTGTAACAAAAATAATTTAATATACCAAAAAGAATCCATAAGTTTAAATGATACAATAGAAAAAATAAAACAAGGCATACAAAAAATAGAAGATAAGTTACAAGAAAGACAAAGATTAGAAAAAACTATTCAGCAAAACCAAAAAATAAATGACGAACTAGTAATAGTCAAACTAAATTTAAAAACAGTAGAGGATAGTTTAAACCAAATAGATGATTGTATATCAAAAACTAGCATAGATGTTAAGGTACTAGAAAATACTATAAGATCTATACATCAAAAGATAGAAGAACGAAATAAATACGAAGAGATATATAAGCACTATCAATATTATTTAGAGGCGGTACATAGAGATGGCATACCACATGACTTAATAGCAATAACTATACCTCAAATAGAAGAAGAGGTGAATAACATACTATCACAGTTAGTAGATTTTAAAATAGTATTACAAACTGATGATAAGAACGTTAACGCCTATATCGCATATAGTGAAGATCACTTTTGGCCATTAGAATTAACGTCTGGGATGGAGAAATTTATATCTTCTTTAGCTATTAGAACATCATTAATTGGAATATCTACATTGCCTAGACCTAATTTCATCGCGATTGATGAAGGCTTTGGAGCTCTAGATAAGTCTAATTTATCATCTATGGCAATGCTATTTGATTATTTAAAATCTCAATTTAAGTTTATACTAATTATATCACATATAGATTCTATGAGAGACATAGTTGATTCACATGTAGAGGTTAATAAAATCAATGGAAAGTCAAACGTAAAGCACAACTAATGTATATTTATTTATATGGTAAATAAAGTAATAGCTGTATATCCAGGCAGATTCCAACCTATGGGAAGACACCATGCCGCTACATTTAAGTGGCTTCAAGACAAGTTTGGTAAAGAAAACTCTTACATAGTGACTTCTGATAAGGTAGAAATGCCTAAAAGTCCATTAAACTTTTCAGAAAAAGCTACAATTGCGAGCAAATATGGATTTGGAGACAATATTGTTAGAGTTAAAAACCCATATAAAGCAGAAGAAGTAACTTCAAAGTATGATCCAGAGACTACTGCCATTGTTTTTATGGTAGGTAAAAAAGATATGGAAGAGGATCCAAGATTTAAGATAGGCGTAAAGAAAGATGGAACGCCCGGATATTTTAGAAAGTATGAACAAGGTAAGAAAATGCAGCCTTTTACAAAACATGGTTATTTAATAGTAGCTCCTCACGTATCTCTTAAAACACCAGATGGACAAGAGATGAGCGGAACAAGTATACGTTCAGTGTTATCTAATCCTAAATCAACACCAGATGAATTTAAAAGTATATTTGGTTGGTATGATCCAAAAATAGAGAAAATGATTAAATCTAAATTTCATATGAAAGAAGAAAGAATAAGTCTTATGGAATTATTAGAAGAAGATCTTAGTCATGGGCTAATAACTTTAGCTATTATGGGTGGAGTAATATTAAGTGCTGATATTGGTACATGGATGGATGATCCTAATGCATCTATTCTTAAAGGATGGTTCAATAATTTAAAAACAGCGTGGAAAAAATTTAGATTCAAGAGAGAGGTGCTACCCATTATCAATAAATTAAAAGATGATCCAGAAATTCTAGATTTTTTAAAGCAACCTCAAAATATACAAATTGGTAATTGGAAAAAATTAATTGCTAAAAAGCTAAATGATAAAGAAATGCAGTATTTGGATAAAATCTATAAAAAGTATTTCCTTTAAGATATAAAATAAAAATATGAATTTAATTAAAATTTTATTAAGCGAAGGTGGAACTGGTGGTCATATGGCACATCCATTCGATTTACCTCAAGTAAATACTGGAAATGAGTTACTAAAGTCTTTTATATATGCAGTAAAATCATTACAAAAAAATCCCGCATCGGTTAAAATAGATGGAGTAAATGCATCAGTTAGGTTAGTTAAATTAGACGGAAAACAACAATTTGTTATGGATAGAGGCTCTAATAAGCCTTTAGACGTAAAAGGTATAACTAAAGCTGACTTAGAAGATAGATTTGCGCCTGGTCATGGTATGGTTAAGATTGGAGGAGAGGTATTAGACATATTTAATGAGTCTTTACCAAAAATAACCAAAGAGCTACAGGTTTTAGGTCTACTTAATGATCCAAATATACTACTAAATATAGAATATGTATCAGGAAAGACTAATGTTCAAGATTATGGTAAAAACTTCTTAGCAATACATGGTCTTTTAAAAATAGAGCAAGTTACTCCAACTAGAAGAGCTGCAAAAGAGACATCTTATGATAAAAAAGCTTTAGATTCGATGATAAAAAAGATGGGTCCTATAGCTAAGTCAAAGGATTTTGAAGTATTAGGATCTATACCAGCTACTTTTAAAAATGAGCCAAACTTTTCAAGTGAATTATCAAAATCTTACACAGTTAATTACACAAAAGATAAAAAAGAGACTAAAAGTTTAAAAGATTGGTTAAAAACTACTAAAGTTCCTAAAGGCGTAAAAATAACCTTAGCAGATGGTAAAAAAGTAGATGCTTTAAGTAAGCAGGTATTTGTTGCTATAAAGAATGGAACGCCTTTAGATAAATTAGTAGCAAATAAAAACGAATACAAGAGTGCAATAGATGGATATGTTACCTATCTAGCAACAATGCAATTAGGCGATTCAGTATTAAAATCAATGGAAAGTCCACTTGGAGACGTAGATCAACAAGAGGGCATCGTAATAAGAGATAAAAGTATATATGATAAGCCCTTTAAGATAACGGGTTCATTTATTTTAAGAGGATTAGGTACATCATTTTAGTAGTGTATGGAAGATCAACAAAGAATATCGATTTATACTGACTTTTTAAAGTATTGTTATAGAGAATTAGGCATAAAACAAGCGCCTAAGATAGATTTCACTACTGATAAGAAATTTGCAACTACTAATCATAGTTTTGGTGGATATGTACCTTCTCAACAAAGTATTATTGTATATATAAACAATAGAAATATCGCTGATGTATTAAGAACATTGGCACATGAATTAGTACATCATAGCCAGAATGAAAATGGACTATTAACTCAAGAATCGGGTGAAACTGGGTCTGATATTGAGAATGAGGCTAACTCAAAAGCTGGAATTTTACTTAGAAATTACGGAAAAGTCAATCCTATCATATATGAAAGAGTAGATATGTCTATTCTTAGAGAGGATTTACAAAAATATGAGTTATATTGTGATATGGATGGAGTTCTTTGCGATTTTGATGCTCAATTTGATCACTACTTTGGTTTAAATCCAAAAGAATACATACAAGATCGAGGAGAAAAATCATTTGAGAATGCTATAGAAGAAGGTGGGATAGAATTTTGGTCTACTATGCCATGGTTTCCTAATAGTGAAAAACTTTGGAGCAGAATAGGTAAGTTTGGAGTAAACATACTATCAAGCCCTAGCAATTTTTCAGCTGCAAAAGAAGGAAAGCTGCTATGGATAAAGAAACACTTAAATCCACAACCTAAAAAAATAATATTTAAACAGACAGGGGATAAGCATACCGTATTAGTAGGTAAATCTCAAGTAGAAATAGAGCATTCTGTATTAATAGATGATTATTCAGTTAATTTAAAACCTTGGATGGCGATGGGTGGTATAGGAATTAAACATGAAAATGAATCAAATACTTCTCACATACTACAAACATTAGATAAAAATGATAAAACTAACTAAAATATTAGAAGAAAGCAAAAAACTTGGATCAATTGAATATCCAGATGATCATAAGCCAGGCTTAAAAGTACCAACTGGCGGCTCAATGTGCGCTAATTGTGAATATTGGATAAAAGATGGTAATATGTGTAAAAATGAATACTGGTTAAAGTGGAATAAAGGAAAAGCTAAAATACCACATGCAGGTAATCAATACTGCTGCGACTGGTGGCATAAACAATAAAAATAAAATACTGTTATGAAAGAACAATCAAACTTAAAGAGAGAATTTAGTAAAAAAGACGTACAACGAATGCGCAATATCATAACAGGTAAAGCTGGTGATAGAACACAAGTACTTTCTGGTTATCAAAAACAAGAAATAGAACACAAAGAGGGAGATATTTGGGAAGAAAGCGGTAAAAAGTGGACTATAAAAAATGGAATTAAGCAAACCGTAACTGTTATGGATCGATTTAAGAAGTTAGTAGTGCTTCCATTATGTTGTCCAAACTGTAATAAACCAATGAAACTTAATGATTTGAATAAAAAAATGTATGCTATTCACTCTACATGCTTTGATTGCGTTTTAGAAAAAGAACAAAAAATAAAGTTAAGCGGTAATTGGGAAGAGTATACAAAAGGTGTACTATCTAATAATCATAACGTATATTTAGGTGATGTAGAACAAGCGTTAGAGGCATGGTACAATGAAAACGAGTCTTTTATTACTGAAGCTGGAGATGTAGAGACATGGAAAGGTGGTAATAAAAAAGAAATATATGATCAACTAAAAAAACAGTTAACCAAAATAAAGGAAGAAAACGGTTGATATTTATAGATAAAACAATTATTATGCCAGCGACAAGCGAACCGCAAAGAAAACTATTTGGTGCAGCATTATCAGCTAAACGTGGAGAATCAAAACCAGTGAGTAAAAAAGTATCAAATATAGCTAAGAATACTAGTGAAAAAGAACTAGAAAAAATGGCTTCGAAGCCAAAAAAAGAAGGAATGGACGATGGATCTATTTCTCAATTGTTTGTAGTTAAGAAACCTGATCAGGGCTGCACCAGAGACAATCTGGTAGCGCCAATTAATCCGCTTAATGGTATATCGGATTTACAGTTAAGTCCTGACCAAGTGCACGGGGTATATCCTGATGCTGATTCTGCAGGAATGATGGCTGAAAGAATGTGCCAAGAGTACGAAGAAGGTCAAAAAATGTTAGAAGAAAAGAAAGGTACTACTACAGAGAAGATAAAAAAAGCTATAGATAAGCTTGAGAAGAAGCGTAAAGAGCACATGGATGCGATGAAAGAAAATCCAAAGACTGCTAGTGAACATAAAACTGCGATTGCTGATTTAGCTACAAGAATCGATGATTATATAACAAAGTTAGAAAAGATCGAGAAGAGCAAAAAGGCTGAAGAAAAGAAAGAAGATAAAAAAGACAAAAAATGATAAAGTTAACAGAGCTAATGAACGAATACGGTGATTTTAATGATCCAGTGCTCATGGCCACTAGAGCTTCTAAATTCAGTAGAGATAAAAAGCTTTCTGCTCAAAAGGCTGCCGCAAAAAAACGGATTTATGGTAAGAAAAGACAAGCATTGGAAGATAAATTAATCGACATAAATGATGATATTAAGTCAGCAATACAACAAAGACATGCATTATTTATCGATATGGAAGAAGAAGCTGGTGAGAAAGGAGAAGATTGGTCAGACGAGGACGCGAACAGATACGGACAACAGCTGAATGACATAGATGACACTATACAAAATCTAAAGTCGCTACGAAATAAAATAGAAACTAGACTAAACTATTAAAATAAATAAATGAAACTAATAGACCTATTATCTGAATCTTTCGCAACAAATTCAAAATTAGCAAGTGCTGTTAAGTTTATGAAAAAAAATGCAGAATCTGCATATGAGGATGAAAAAGAAATCCAAGCAGCTATGAAAGATGTAAAAGCATCAGGATTAACTTCGGACGATATATTTAAGTTTGCAAGTTTATTTCCAAGAGATAGTTTTAAAGTAGATGATATTCGTAGTGGCAAATTGGAGGCACAAATAAAACGAGTATATTTTAGTGGTGACGACCAATCAAAAGCATTGGAAAAAGCAAAAGCACTAAAATCGTTTTTATTAGCATTTGATAAAAACCACGGTGGAGATAAAAATTGGTACAAAAGATATTAAAAAATAATTACAATGGAAAACATAGGACTTTTATTAGGTACATTGATGCAAAGCAGAAATCAAGCCCATGTGTATCATTTGCAAGCAACAGGACCAGGTTCTCATGCAGCTCATTTAGCACTTCAAGCTTATTATGAAGATATAGTGCCTTTAGTGGATGCTTTAGCAGAAGGTTGGCAAGGTCGTTATGGAATAATTACTGGATATAATATGGCGGGTACAATAAAAGAAGATGGCAACGCAGTTGCTTATTTTGAAACTCTTTGTAAGTTTGTTGAAGTAATAAGAAAACAAATACCCCAAGATTCATATATTCAAAATCAAGTGGATGAAGTAGTATCATTAATAGAAACTACAAAATATAAACTTATAAATTTACAATAAGTGATAAGCATTATTAATACACTAAACGAAGATCTAAATGGAGAAAATCCATGTTGGAGAGGGTATGAACCTATAGGAACTAAAGAGAAAGATGGAAAGACTGTTCCGAACTGTGTACCAATAGATGAACAAAATCAGCCTAATTTACAACAAATAAAGAAAGGCATAGAAGTTGAGATGGAACATACCAGTGATAGGAAGACTGCACTAAAAATTGCCTTAGATCATTTAGCAGAAGATCCAAATTATTACGATAAATTGCAAGCAGCTGGGTTAGAAGAGGAATTAAACGAAGGTGAATTCTGTTCTGAGTGCTTAAAAGAGTACATACAGCAAATGTCAAATCTAATGCTTGAAGCTGAATATAAAGGTAGAAAAGTGCCATTAGGTAAGCCTATGAAAGGTGACGTTAAAAAGTTTAAAGTATATGTAAAAAATAAAAAAGGTAAAGTTGTAAAAGTTAATTTTGGACAAAAAGGCGTAAAAATAAAAAAAAGTAACCCAAAAAGAAGAAAATCATTTAGAGCAAGGCATAAATGTCATACAGCTAAAGATAGAACAACACCTAGATATTGGAGTTGTCGTAAATGGTAAAAATATATAACATGAATAATAAACTTTTCGTAAAACACTTAATATTAGAGACATTATCAGAAGCAGAAGTCGATAGCGAAGTAGACAAAGGTATGTCAGATGCGTATACTGCTCTAAAATCAAATTTATCTATTTTAGAAGGATATAAAGCTAAACAACCTAAAAAAGAAGGGCAAATAAATGAAGCTTTAGGCGCAATGGTTGCTAGTGGTTTATTAGCCGCACCTAAAATAATTGAATGGATAGCGAAATCTATAAATTATTTAGTTAAAACTTTTTCTAAAAAAGATGAAAGTCAAATCGCTAAATCTATTGAAAAGTTTGCACATAAGTGGGAAAAATTATATATAACAATAATAAAAAAAGCAGTAAAATATACTGGATTTTTAGAAAATCTTTGGAAAAAAGAAAAACAAGTTGATGAAGAAAAGCTAGAACTTGTCGCAAAAGTAATATTTGCATTAATACTAGCACTCGCAGCAGGTACTGCATTAAAAACAATATTATCACCAGCATCACCAGTGATTAAGGCAATAGAGGCTACATTAGGTGGAATTAAAGCTACTGAGATTATTGGAATTGCTAAAACAGTAGCTAATAAAATTGGTATTAAAGTAGTATAAAATAATAAAAATATGAAACAAGAAATTAATGAAACTAAAAGACTGCAAGAGTTAGCTGGCGTTGATAAACAATCTCAATTAAATGAAGTAATATCTCCAATACATAAAAATCGGCTTCGGCTTCCTACATATAAAAAAATTGATACGTATTTAAAATCTATTATTGGAAAACCATTTGATAAAAAAATGGCTGATGATATATCAATTATGGCTTTTGATTTAGCTAGAGATTATTTTGAGAAGTATTCAAAAGATGGATTTCAAAAATAAAAATATACAAAATAATAAAAATATGAAGAAATATATTAATGAAGCAAAAAGAATGCAGCAACTAGCAGGTATCTTAAAAGAAGGAGCTGATTTATCAAGATATGATAGTATGTCTGATGCTGATCTTATTAAATGGGCGAAACAAGATGGAATGGAAGAATTTATTGTTATTGATGGAGAAGGAGGATTAGCAAATAGAGAAGAATTATTAAATGGTTTACTAGGAATAGAAGATACATATACATCAGATGAAGACGATGCTATTGATAGTATGTGGGATGATGAATTAGATCCAGCAGGCGGTAGAGGACCATTATCACATATATAAAATAATAAAAATATGAAACAACAACTTAACGAAACAAAAAGAATGCAGCAATTAGCTGGTATTATTAAGGAAGATAGGAATATGGAAATGATGGGGGAGATGCATAGTGAAGAGGATTTTATGGCTCCAGTAATAAATTATATAACCAAAAAATATTCAAGCTTAATTGCTAATAAAGATTACGATGCTTTAGGAGCTGCTATTGAAAAAGATTTTCCGTCGCTTCGTTCTGATTTAGTTCTTCAAACTATATTTGGAAATGATACTCCTGAAGAGTTATCAACTCCTCCTAGCGGCTTTTTTTAGTATTTCCTTTATCTGTATAAAATTTAAACGATAAACTAAGTTGCGATATTATTCACCAAAATCCATTTATGGAAGAAGACAGTAAAATCCAAAAAAGAATAAATGACTTGGAGATCGAAATTCTTAAGCAATGTAGCTACAACGTGTCTGATGCTAGCGATGTTTTTCAACCCGCTTGGCTTCGACATATTATTCAAACTAGTAATGGACTTGACAGATTCTTACTTAATTACGGATTTACTTTTCTATTTCGCTGCGCTTTTATTTCTTGGATTATATTTCTTATTCAAAAAAGCATCTAATAGATCTTAGCATATTTATATAGAGTAGGATGATTAAATTAATGACCATATTACAAGAGGAACCTTACGTAGATGTTAGTAAAACTAATATAGGTAAAACTACTACAGATTCAGGAATAACTACAAAATTAACTGATATTGATCCAAGTACTGGAAAAATGGGTTGGGATGTAAGTTATGATGTAGATCCAAAAGAGGTGTATGAAAAGCTATCTGATCTTTATAAATTTTTAGCTAACATAAATCCTGATAGTCCACTAATTGTAATAAGAGATCAAGTTAAAAAACTAAGAAATAAAACATCTAGATTAATAGTAAAATGAAAAATGTATCATTACAATCATTAGTAAGCTTACTAAGAGAAGAACAAGAGGCAGAATTATCAGAGAATCATAAAGTTGGAGATTTTGTTGTTCCTAATGTAGGTGCACATAAAGGGCTTAAACATAAAATCATCGCAATTAAAGATGATGGTAGCTACAATATACAACCAATTCTTAATAAAGGACAAAAAAATAAGTATAGATTAGGAGCAGCTAATGCAAAGCTTGATCAACTATCACCATATAAAGAGGAAATTAAAGAAGGCGCTGATCATGAAGTAGCGATGGCTATGAGCAGTCTAAAAGAAATAGTTAGTAATGCTTCCCAACTTATGGATAAATTAGGTGGAATGGAAAGAAACATTCCCGGCTGGATTCAAGATCACATAACTAACGCTGAAAATTTTATAGAGCAAGCAAATCAAGGATTTCATGAGTTAGACCACTCAGGTGAATAAAGTTATATAAAGTAAAAACACATAAGTATGAATATGGACTCTTTAATACTAAAAAATATATTATTAAGAGAGATAGACGAAGAAGATGCTAAAAAAGAAGAAGATCAAAGTCAATCTCCATTTGAAAAAGATCCTATGGGATTTATATTAAAGAAGTATGTAACTTTGAATGAGTTATTAAGTGAATTAATGACTCCATCATTTAAAGAGTACTTAGATGCCATATTTATCGTTGCTCCAAAACCAACAACATTTAAAATATTATTACATAACGGACAATACTTCTTTCTTACGTATTTAGAAAAGGCGTATCAAGCTACAATATCAGGTAAAAATTATTACCTAATGACTACAGGAGAGAAGCAATTATGTATGCAAGCTATTGCAAGATTGTTAAGATTTGGATCTCCATTAAAAACAAAAGGCCCTGAAGGATCTGAACAAGGTCCAGAAGCTGAAGATGCTGGAGAATCAACAACAGAACCAGCAGAAACTACACCAGAAGCGGGAGGTGAAGAAGAGACACTGGCAGAATCAGTAATATTAAAGCATATATTAAAAAAGCTAGTATTAACAGAAGCCGCAACAGACATGAAAAGACCAAATACTGGTAATGAAATTTCTTTAAAAGAGGGATTAGTTTGTTTATTTTATGATGTTTTTAAAGACTCTTCTTTAGTTAAAGATATAGAAGAATTACACGCTATAGTTACAACAAAACAAGCGGCTGAGCAAATTGTAGAAGACGATATAAAAAAAATAGTTGATAAAATAGCTCAAGTATATAATAAAAATAAACAATACTATGGCGTAGGCAAATCTATGCCAGAGAATCTAGATTTATATATTAAATATGTTTTCTTATCTAGACAAGAGGTAGACACTTTAACAAACGCTATATCAGCAGCCGCATCTATACATAAAGATATTTCTACAGAAGGTAGAATAATTAGGAATGAAGACTTTGATAAGATTAGACAAAAAGCTGTTTCATTAATAAAAGAACAGTATAATGTATCATTACAAGCTGATAACTGGTGTCCAGGCGACGTTTATTTAGTATTAAATCAATCAAGTATATCAAATTGTTTAAAAGCAGATACTGTTAATATAGGAAAATCAAGTTTAAATCATCAATTTGAAAAAGATGGAGATTTAATAGCTATATCTTTAAAAGAAGAAAAAGCACAAGCTGGAAAAGCTACAACTTTTGCTAATACTGTATTTAGTAATAGTTTTGATGCTGATGTAAATCCAGATGATAAATATGGTACATCAGATAATAAAGACTTAGCTAAAATATCAGCAAAAATAGCAAGATTTGAAGATTATTATTATGGTCCAAAAAGAGGTGGAAGACGATCTCAAAGTTATATAAATGCTATAACAAAAGATAAAAAATTGCATGGATCGGTTAATTCAATACTTCAAGCAGCAGGAAAATCAAAAATAAAAACTACTAATATAAAAAGTGAATTTCAATCAGAAGATGCTTTTTATAAAGCAAATAAACAATTATTTGATGATATAGAATCTTCTATAAAATCTTTAAAAAATAAAATGACTGGGGGTGATTCTACAACGAAGGTAAAAAAGTCATTTATTACTAGTAGAGATAAATTTATAGATGATATAAAAAAATATGAAATAGAAGTAAGCGCAGAAGATAATAATAAGTTTTCTAAAGAGATAGAAAAAGAAAATGAAGATTACATAAAAGTATTATCTATGAAGACTGCTACGTATGAATTAGCAAGTTTAATCATTGATAAATGGACAGATAAAAATGCTAAAATATCCCCAGCGTATAAAAAAATACAAGAGATTACAAATCCATTCGTTGCTTTAACTGCATTTGCTATAGCTGAAGCTGGTTTAAGTCCGAGTTTTTATAAAGTTATTGGTAGTTCTAAAACACTAATAGGACATACTGATTATTTCGATGCAAAATCAGAAGTTGATATAGATTCTAGTAGTACAAAAATGACTTTAATAGATTCTCCAAAACAAGCTGGTTTTATGCTATCATATATTACTAAATTAGGTAAAAAAAATTATTCTACGAAATTGGTATTTAGGTTTTCTGGTTCTGAAATAAGAATAGAGGTACAAGAATTAAAAGCACAATAAAAATAAAATATATAGATTAGTAAATAATTGTTATATTTAAGAAAAAAGTTATGAATATTTTTTATCTCCATCAAGACCCAATATTAGCAGCTAAAGATTTATGTGATCAACACATTTTAAAAATGGGTATAGAGTCTGCACAAATGATGTGTACTGCGCATTGGTTAACTGATAATGAAGCTCCATATAAAAAAGCACACGTAAATCATCCATCTACAATTTGGACTAGACAATCAATTTATCACTACGAATGGTTATTAAATCACGCGAAAGAGATATTTAAAGAGTACAATCGCAGATACAAAAAAGTTCATAAAACTGAATCAGTAATTGCATGGCTAGACAAAAATAAACCAAATATACCGGACTTAGCATTTGTAGAACCACCACAATGTATGCCTGATGAGTATAAAAATGTAGATACTGTAACAGCATATAGAAACTTTTATCTATACGATAAGATACTAATAAAGGGTTTAAAATACGATAGAGCAGAAAATATCCCTAATTGGCTATATAGCTAGTATACATATTTATTAATAAAAGTATATGAAAAATAAAATAAATTCATTATTTACTAGTAGAAATATTATAGACATAATAATTTTAGTGTCTATTGCATATTTACTATTTATTGTAGTTTTTGAAAAACCTATAGACACTTCTATACTAGATTATAAATTAGAGGAGATCGATAAAAGTACAAAAAAATTAGAAGCTGCTCAACTAAAATATGATAGTCTAATAAAAGAAACGAAACATGAAATTTCTGATATTGATTATAAGATAGATAACATAAAAGAAAAAACAACTATTGTTAGAGAATACTATCATGAAATAAGTAAAAAAGCGGATAATTATAACTCAAGTCAAATAGATTCTTTCTTTAAAATTAGATATAATTACTAAAATCGTAATAATATGAATAAATGCATTTTACTAATACTTTTATTTTTTTCATTAACTGTAAAATCACAAACAAAGCCAGTATATGATTTTAATGGTAACGTAACTTATTTTATAAGTGATACAATAAAATTACCTGGATATGTAGCAAAACGAGTAGTAAAAGATCTAATCATCGGAGATAGCGCAATAGCAGAATTAAAATTAACTCGCCAACAATTACTATTAACAAAAGAAAAAATCGCTCTTAAAGATACTATCATAAAATTCTATCAAGAGAAAGAAGACTATTATGTGCAGTTAATACAAGCTGAAAAGTCAAGAGCTTCTTTATGGAGAGGACAATATAAACAACTTCAAGTAGAATATAAAAAAACAATTGCAAAAAATACAATTTTTAAAATTACCATAGGTGTTCTTACAGGAACCTTTGCAGTATTGTATATGCTAAAGTAATATGGAAGAAAGCAAACAAACCATACGAGATAGAATCAAATCAGAATTTTTAAAATGCGCAAGTGATCCTGTGTACTTTATGCGTAAGTATTACATGATCCAACATCCTACAAAAGGGAGACAGTTATTTGATTTATATGATTTCCAACAAAAAGTATTATTGCTTTTTCAAGGTAATGAATATTGCGTAATTAATAAATCTAGACAGTTAGGGATTTCTACGCTAGTATCAGCTTACTCACTATGGTTGATGCTTTTTAATAAAGATAAAAACGTACTCGTAGTCGCTACTACACAATCTACTGCAAAAAACATGGTAACCAAAGTAAGGTTTGCATACCAAAATCTACCTACTTGGTTAAAAATAGGTCATACTGAAGATAATAGACTTAGTTTAAGATTAACAAATGGCTCCCAAATAAAAGCTGTATCTGCAGCTGGTGATGCAACTCGTTCTGAAGCTGTATCTTTACTAGTAATAGACGAAGCTGCATTTATTGATAGAATCGAAGAAATATTTACAGCGGCTCAACAAACTCTTGCTACAGGTGGTAGATGTATAGCATTATCTACGCCTAATGGTATAGGAAACTGGTTTCACAAAACTTACACAAAAGCTCAAAAAAGAGAGAATAGATTTTTACCAATATCTCTACCATGGACAGTACATCCAGAAAGAGATGAAGAGTGGAGAGAACAACAAACAAAAGAATTAGGCGTTAGAAATGCAGCTCAAGAGTGTGATTGTGATTTCGCAACATCAGGCGCGGGCGTAATTGAACCAGAGATTTTGACATGGTATGAAATGAATATGATCTCAGACCCTATAGAACGTAGAGGTATGGATAAATCTTTATGGATATGGGAATATCCTGATCCAGTTAGGTACTATGTTGTATTAGCTGACGTTGCTCGAGGAGATGGATCAGACTATTCTGCTTTTCATGTTATAGACGTAGAAACTCTCACTCAAGTAGCAGAATATAAAGCACAAATAGATACAAGAGAATATGCAAATATACTATTATCTATATCGAATGAGTATAATCAAGCTCTTTTAGTAGTTGAAAATGCAAATATTGGTTGGGACGTTATACAAAGCATAATTGAAAAAGGCTATCCCAATATGCATTATGGACATAGAATTGAAGCTGATAGCTCATTTGAAAAGTATATTGATAAGTTTGATAGAGGATCAGGATTAGTTCCAGGATTCACTATGAGTCAAAAAACTAGACCAATAGCTATAGATAAAATGAGAGACTTTATAGAAAATAAAGTAGTAACTATAAGATCTATAAGATTATTAGAAGAGCTTAGAGTATTTATATGGAAAAATGGTAAACAACAAGCGATGCAAGGTTATAATGATGATTTGGTAATGTCATTCTCAATGGGAATGTACTTAAGAGAAACATCTTTAAGATTTAGAAAAACTATGGATAGCCTAACTGCTGCTTCTATAAATAATATAAGCAATACAAGCAATCAATATCCTACACAAAACTTTATACACGATAATTATAATCAATGGAGTATGAAACTTCAATTACCCGATGGTAATGTTGGAGATCAAGACTTAACTTGGTTATTATAATAATAATATGGAACAAGAAAAAAAACCACAAGCTAATTTATTTAGCTCACTAAGACGACTATTTTCTACTGACGTTATCATAAGAAATGAAGGCGGAGGTATGGTAAAAGTCATTGACACTGATAAAATACAAACATCAGGTGTAATACAGACTAATAGTATAATCGATAGATTTCATAAAGTATACACTACGTCTACTGCGTATGGTGTTAATATGAATCTTGCTCAAAACTATCAATCAGCGAGAGTTCAAATATACGCAGACTATGATGCTATGGACACAGATGCAATTGTAGCATCTGCTTTAGATATTATATGTGATGAGTGTACATTAAAAAATGAACAAGGGGAAGTATTACAAATTAGATCTTCTGATGAGAACATACAAAAGATTTTATACAACCTATATTATTCTATTTTAAATATAGAATTTTCTCTATGGTCATGGATACGTTACATGTGCAAATATGGAGATTTCTATCTTAAATTAGAAATAGCTGAAGGTTTTGGAGTATACAATGTAATACCATTCTCAGCGTATAATATAGTTAGACAAGAGGGTTTTAATCCTGAAAACCCAAGTGAAGTTAGATTTAAGTACGATCCAAATGCAGCGATTGCATCAACTACTGGATATGGTTCTGCTTTTAATAATCAAGATACTGGAATTTATTTTGATAATTTCGAAATTGCTCACTTTAGATTAGCAGGAGACGTAAATTATCTGCCTTATGGTAGATCTTACTTAGAACCTGCTAGAAAACTGTTTAAGCAATATACGCTTATCGAAGATGCGATGCTAATTCATAGAATAGCAAGAGCTCCAGAAAGACGTGTATTCTATGTTAATGTTGGAGCAATACCTCCTGCAGAAGTAGAAAATTACATTCAAAGGATGATGAATAAGATGAAAAAAACTCCTTTGATTGATCCAAATACTGGAAATTACAATCTAAAGTATAACGTACAAAATATGTTAGAGGATTTCGTAATACCAGTTAGAGGAAATGACCAAACTACAAAAATAGAAACCGCAAAAGGTTTAGACTATAATGGTATCGAAGACGTTACTTATTTTAGAGAAAAGCTATTTGCTGCCCTTAAAGTGCCTAAAGCATTTATGGGATATGAAAAAGATTTAACTGGTAAAGCAACATTAGCGGCTGAAGATATTAGATTTGCTAGAACTATTGAACGTATACAAAAAATCATTATATCTGAATTAACAAAGATAGGATTAGTACATTTATACGCGCATGGTTACACAAACGAATCAGCTGCTAATTTTACAATTTCGCTTACGAATCCATCTATCATATATGATCAAGAACGCGTTGCTTTATTTAAAGAAAAGATTGAATTAGCTAAAGCTGCGATGGAAGGTCAATTATTACCTAAAGATTATATATATGATAAAGTATTCCACTTCTCTGAAGATCAATATAGTGAATTAGAAGATATGATCGTAGAAGACCAAAAGAGAGCATTTAGATTTAAACAAATTGCAGAAGAAGGAAATGATCCTTCTGAAACAGGTCAAGCATTTGGAACGCCTCACCAATTAGCTAGTTTATATGGAGGAAAAGGAGATATGTCATTAAACGTTCCTACTGGATATGATGAAACTAAGCCAAAAGATCAATATGAATCTCCAGGTCGACCTTCAACAAAAGCGTCTAAAATAAAAACTGATGATAGTCCATTTGGAAGAGATCCATTAGGTGCTTATGATATGAAAGCTAAACCAAATGCGGGTGAAGATGCTTTAAAGCCCACTTATAGAGGAGGACCATTAGCTATGGAAGGAACTATGAGTGAGTATATGAAAAATAAAAAGATGCTAGAGTCATTAAATTTTAATAGAAAAATAAAATTGTATGAATCTCCAAGTGTTTTAGATGAAAAAAACATATTAGACGATTCTAAGTAATTAATTATATATTTATAGGTAGAATATAACAACAAATATGCGCATAAAGCACAGTAAATATCGAAATCCCGCGATCTTGTTTGAATTATTAGTTAGACAAACCACCGCAGATTTGATACAAAACAAAGATTCAGTATCAGTTAAAATACTAAAAAAGTATTTTACTAACACAGAATTGGGAAAAGAGTATGCATTGTATTCGACATTCAATACTACTCAAAAACTTTCTGAAGCAAAAGCAGAGATGTATATTAATACAATACTAGAGCAAAGAAAGAAATTAGATAATAATAAGCTAAATAGAGAAAAGTATAATCTTATAAAAGAGATTAAAAGAAGCTATGATATAGATAATTTCTTTAAAGCTAAAATAGATAATTATAAAATCTACGCTGCGATATATACTATATTTGAGTCTAATCAAAATAAAGAAGTAGATACTAAACAAATTCTATTAAATAAAATTAATATCCTAGAGCATATAACGGAAGGTGGAATTGAGAACAAAACTGCCAGCGCAACGATAGTTGAAGAGTTTATGAAAGAGGATAAAGAGATTAGGCTTATAGCATATAAACTAATGGTAGAAAAATATAATACAAAGTATGCTAACTTTTCTACTAAACAAAAAGAAATTCTAAAAGAATACATTAATAATGTATCTGAAACAGAATCTTTAAAAGCTTACTTAAATAAAATAATCAAAGAAATAAAGTCTGAACTTTTGACCATATACGAGTCAATTGATGATCAAGTTACAAAAATTAGGCTTAATGAAACTATTAAACTACTTAAGCCAATTAAGCAAAACGAATCTATAAAAGACGAAGTAATTTCAAATATATTACAGTATGTTGAATTGGTTGATATTTTAAAAAAATAATAATATGAATAAGACATTCAATAACCAATTTGCAACTATAAAACTAAGAGAAGAAATAGAAGAAGATAGTGTTACTGGATCTGGAGAAGCCTATAAGCCATCATTAAACGTTCCAGAAAAAAAGTATAAGGGCGTTTCAGAAAGAATCGATACGATTACCTTACAAGATTTTAAAAATGAATTTGAAAAGTTTAAAAGAGGTCTTCGTAGAAAAGATGATATTATCGCAGCATATGCTAAACTAAGTTCATCTGATCAAGATTCTGCTAAAGGATATATGAGAGACATCAAAGAAAACAATATTATTGTAGAAGATGATTTATCAGGATATAAGCCAGTAAAAGGATTCAGAGCTGGTCATACTAAAGATACAGGCGGATTCCAATATAGTGATTTATGGAATGTTAATGAAGCAGATGAACGATATAACGTTGGAGATGAAGTTAGAGTAACAAAAAAAGGTTCCATTCAATATAATAAGATAGGAACAATAGATGCGATAGATGAAAAGTCTAATATGTACAAAATACAATTTAAAAACGGGAAATCTGGAATGTATCACGAATCTGATTTAGTAAGACCCTCAGAGCCAAAAGGCCCACAAAAAATACTAAAAATAGACGAAAACTATAATCGCTTTAAAAAAGAAACTAGCGTTAGAAGTAAGGAGCAACAAATGCATGAAGCTATGAAGCTAGTTAGAAAAAAATTAGGAGAAGCAGAGAAGGTTATTGATTATGTAAAAACAATGAAAGAGGAGTTAGGATTGCAAGAGTATAAGAGTCATACAAATAGGTTGATGGAAAAATTACAAGTATCGATTAGTGAAATATACAAAAAATACAAAAGCATAAAATAAGATGGCAAAGGCAAAAGGTAGCAATGACGCTAAAAAAATAAGTTTCGGTAAAAGAAAAAAAGGTAGCGCTCAAAAATCTTATAACAAACATAATCCTCGTCCAAAAGCGTATCGTGGACAAGGTAGATAATATTTATTAGTATGATAAACATAACTAAACTCTATCAACAACTACAAGAAGGTAAAACTACCCGCGAATATTTTATTAGAGAAGCTCGTAGACAATTTCCGCAATTTATTAGTCCTGTAACTTCTTTTAATGATGCTATAAATATATTGAAAGGCAAACGACTAGTATCTGAGAATGAAACTAAAGAATTAACTAAAGAGGTTAGCGGCGCTATGTTTGATGCGCGTCTATATGAAGATAAAGAACCTTTACAAGAGGCGCATAAGCTTGATACAGAACAAATATTAGATCGTATGTCTCCATACGCAGTTAAAAAAGGCATAGAGATAGAACTAAAAAAAGAAAAGACTTTTGATAATACTACTATTGATAAGGTTAAAACTCGTGTTGCTAAAAAATTAAAAAAGAATCCAAAAGCTTACGAAGATCTAGTAACATCAAATGCAAAAGAAGTTGATAAGACTGATAAAGATCTTGAAACTAAAGAACTTAAGCAAGAGTTAGTAGATAAGAAGAATGCTATGGTTAAACCCAAAGGATTCAAAGCAGAAAAAGCTAATACAAAAGCATCAAAGAAAGAGAATAAAAAAGGCAATCCAAAAGGTGTAAAGGTAATGCAAGATAAAGGCGTTACTGGAACTGAAAAGGTTATAAAAGAAGATGTTAGATCATTTGATTATAAACACTTACCAACTAAACAATATAGTGCTAATCAAGTTAAAATGCAGGATATAGTTGATTTTGTTAAAAAATATCCTGGTATTACTACAAAAGAATTAGCTTTAAAAGCTTATGGAACAGGCTATAATTATGGTAATAATAAAGATAAAGTATTACAAGGTGCTGTTTATATGATAAATAGAGCTGTAAATGCAGGAAAAATCGTTAAAGTAAAGGATATTAAAGTAGGTTCAGCGCGCTTTACATATTTTACTCCAGAAGATTATCAAGAATTTCTTCAAAAGAAAAAATCTATGAAAATAGGTAATATTTCTATAAAAGAAAACGTATTAAGCATATTAAAATCTTCTTTATTAGAGAATATGATGCATACTTACGTAAAAGGTGCAGAAGTACATACTCCTGATGGAATAGGTATAGTAGATGATGTCATAGGCGGAACTTTAACTGTAAAATTAGGAGATGGATCTTTAAAAGATTTTCAAATAAATGTAATCGATAAAGCTACTAGAGATACAAAATTCGATAGTATGAAAGGTTTTGGAGACACTTTACAAACAAAAAAAGAAGAAGTTAGCGAACCTAAAAAAGCTGAATTAACATCTGAAGAAAAACTTAAAAGCATTTTTGAGAGAATATCTAAAATAAAAGATAAAGAAAAAGCAAAAAAAATGCTAGAAGCAATAGAACAAATTACAGGTAAAGATAATTTAGGCAATGATATAACTTTAGCTGTTACTCAACCCGGAAAAGGTCAATCAATGGTTAATAAACTAAAGTCTCAAGGCGCAAAATCAGTTAAGGTAAATAAAATACAATAATGACGAAACAACTCTTAATAGATTATTCATTATTCCAACCAATTAATGTACTAAAAGAATCTACTCAAGCGAGAGCTGGAAACATAATTGTTACTGGATTAGTGCAAGCTTGCGATAAACCAAACGCAAATAGAAGAATATATCCATACGATACATTATATTCTCAAGTAGAAAAATATATTGCGGGTCCTATATCAGAAAATAGGGCGTTAGGAGAATTAGATCATCCAGAGAGTGAAATAATAAATCTTAAAAATGTATCTCATAATATATTAGAGCTTTGGTGGAAAGGAAAAGATTTATATGGAAAAGTAGAGATACTTCCAACACCATCAGGTAATATACTAGCGCAGTTATTCTTAAATAAAATAACCGTAGGTATATCGTCAAGAGCTATGGGATCAGTTACGCCTATCGGTGAAGGACTAGTAAAAGTAGAAGACGATCTAAATATCATATGTTGGGATTTCGTATCTCAGCCTAGTACTTATGGAGCTTATATGAGACCTCACGTATCAGGAATAAATGAATCTTATCAGTATACTACACAAAATCCTAACAAATACTCTAAAGCGAATTTAATAATGAGAGATCTGATATGCGAAATGTCTGGTGTTTGTTGTTTAAATTAAAAATAAAAAATAAAGTATAGCCTCCTTTTCAGGAGGTTTTTTTATGTTTTTTTGAATTTTACCAAAAACTTACATATTTATTGGTAAATGCGCGAATCCCACTATTGCGCTAAATAAAAAATCCTCATATTGCTTTTCATAATCTACTAATAAGCAATTAAAAATCAAACAAAAAATGGAACAAAACAAATTGTACAAAGAAGCGATTCTTGACGCAAAAGCAGTTCGTGCTAGTGCAATCGCAACAGCAAAAGCCACTTTACAAGAGGCTATCGAACCAAAAATTCAAGAAATGATGCGTTTAAAACTTTCCGAAGAATTCGAAGAAGGTATCGAAGAAGAAATTGAAGAAGGTACTTACGAAGAAGGATACGAAGAGGAAGGAATGCAACACACTGAAGAAGGTGTTGAAGAAGTAACTGATGCTACTTTAGACGAAATTCTAGCTGAACTTGACGCTTTAGAGGAAGAAGAAGACGAAAGTCTTAATGAAGCCGAAGAAGAAGAATCTGAAGAAGAAGATGAAGAATCTGAAGATGAAGAAGGCGAAGAAGAAGTTGAAGGAGCAGAAGTTGAAGATGACACTAAAGTTATTGACATCACTCTTGGAGATCTAAAACAAGTTCTACAATCTGTAATGGGTGGAGAACAAGCACCAGATCTTAGCGCATTAGGTGGTGAAGAAAGTTTAGAAGGATCAGAAGAAGAAATGGGCGATGAAGAATCTCCTGTATCTTTAGATGAAATTCTTGCTGAACTTGAAGAAGAAGGCTACGGTAAAGTTGAGGAAGAAGAAGAAATTGAAGAAGGCAAAAAAGAAGAAGATGAAGAAAAGAAGAAAATGGAAGAAGAGCTAAATTTAGCTAGAAAAACCATTAACACTTTAAGAGAAAGCATCAATGAAATTAATCTTCTTAATGCTAAGCTTCTTTATATGAATAAAATCTTCAAAGCTAAATCTTTAACTGAGTCTGAAAAAATTAAGGTAATTAAAGCTTTTGACAGAAATGCATCTGTAACTGAAGTTAAAAACACGTACGAAACCCTTAAGGAATCTTTTAGCTCTAAAAAATCACAACTAAAAGAATCTATTGGATTTGCGTCAAAATCACTTGGAGTTGCGCCTAAAAATAACATTATCGAATCTGATAGTTTTGTTAATAGATGGCAAGTTCTAGCTGGTATTAAATAAAAAAAATAAAAAAACAAAAACAAAAACAATTAACAATGGCAAACTTAGTACAATCGCTTTTAAGCGAATCTGCTCAAACTGCCTTCGCTAGTCAAGACGGTGTATCAGCCAGACTAACGAAAAAGTGGGCAAAATCTGGACTTCTAGAAGGTCTTCATGATTATGATCAAAAAAGCATGGCAGTATTGCTTGAGAACCAAGCTAAACAATTAGTAGTAGAAACTACAAACACAAACCAAGGGGGTTCTACTTGGAGTGGTAATGGAACAGGTGAACAATGGGCTGGCGTTGCTCTTCCATTAGTTCGTAAGATTATGGGTCAGATCGCATCTAAAGAATTCGTTTCTGTACAACCTATGAATCTTCCTGCTGGTCTAGTATTCTATCTTGATTTCCAATACGGAAGTGAGAAAACTCCATTCACTACAGGTAGTTCTATTTATGGTACTCCTTCTGCTAACTTCGGTAACTTAGCTGCTGGTGGTCTTTATGGCGCTGGTAAATTCGGTTATTCACTTAACCAATTTAGCGCGTCTGGAACTGCAACTATCACTTCTGCTTCTTATGCAGATATCGATTTTAACGCAGATCTTTCAGCTTCTTACGTTGCTGGTCAAGTTAAAAAGGTAGCTATAGCTTACAGTAATTTACTAACTCCTGATTTAGATGCTGTACGTTCTTTCATTCCTACTTCTGGTTCAAATTTCACAACAACTGGAACTAAAGTTTTACAAAACTTTACAAAAGTAAACGGAGCTAATATCGAGTTCTTCGTAACTGCATCTACAGCTGAAACTGCTGGTACTGCTTGGACAGTGTTCTACAGTAAGGAAACAGACTTCAACTCACGTGGTGATTTCGAAGATAGAACTGGTCTTCCTTCAGTGCCTAACGCTGCATCTGCAACTTCAATCGTTATCCCTGAGATCAACGTTCAAATGAAGAGCCAAACCATCTCTGCTAAGACTCGTAAGTTAAAAGCACAATGGACTCCTGAATTTGCACAAGATCTTAATGCTTATCAATCTCTTGATGCTGAAGCTGAATTAACTGGTATCCTTTCTGAGCACATCTCTCTTGAGATCGATCTTGAAGTAATGGATATGCTAATCAGTAATGCACCTACTGTTGAGTATTGGTCAGCTAAGGTTGGTAACCAAATTAATGCATCTGCAACTGATTTCACTTCAAACACTGCGGGTGTATATTACACTCAAATGACTTGGTTCCAAACTCTTGGTATCAAACTACAAAAAGTATCTAACATCATCCACCAACGTACTTTACGTGGCGGTGCTAACTTCATGGTAGTATCTCCAACTGTTGCAACTATCCTTGAATCGATCCCTGGATTTGCTGCTGATACAGACGGAGCTGCTGATACAATGAAGTATGCTTATGGTGTACAAAAAATCGGTGCTTTAAATAGCCGTTACAAAGTATACAAAAACCCATACATGACTGAAAACGTAATCCTATTAGGTTTCCGTGGTAATCAGTTCCTTGAGTGTGGTGCTGTTTACTCTCCGTATGTTCCATTGATCATGACTCCTCTTGTGTACGATCCTAATACCTTCACTCCAAGAAAAGGTATCATGACTCGTTACGCGATGACAATGATCAGGCCGGAGTTTTATGGTTTAGTTGTAGTAGCAGATACAAATGTTATCTAATATTAACACCATATACTAAAACGAAAAGACCCATTAATTTGGGTCTTTTTTTTATAGTATCCATAAAATTCACATATTTATAATAAAGAATTCTATGGAATATTGCGTATATCTTTTTACATTCCCAAATGGAAAATACTATGTAGGAAGAACTAACGACTATGAGCAAAGGTTGGCTACACATAAACACAAAGCTAATAAAAAAACTAAACACGAATTGTATTGGGCTATAAAAAAATATGGTTGGGATAATATAAAAAAAGAAGTCTTAGAAAAAGCTAATACGCTAGACGAAATAGTAGCAATGGAGTATGAATATATAGTTAAATACAATAGCATAAGAAATGGATACAATATGACAGAAAATACGAATGTGGGTGGTAATAATTGGATAGGTAAAAAAGATTCTCGAGAATTTTTAGAATTTAAACAATATATGAGCGAAATAATGTGCGGAGAAAATAATGGTATGTATGGCAAATCCCATTCAGATAAGACTATTAAATTACAGAAAGAAAAAGCTAAAGGTCGGTTTTCTCTTCCTTGGTTTATAGAAAAATATGGAGAACATGAAGGTAAAATTAAATATGAAAATAGAAGAGAGTTTTTAAAAAATAGACAACTAAAAAGATCAAATGATGGAAAATTCTCTACTTTAAAATAATAAACCGTTTAAATAAAATTGGCCAGCCTGTAAGCTGGCCTTTTTTATGCCTAGACTCACCCAAGCTTCTAGATTAATGTATTATTTCTTCTTAAGTATAACATATAGGTAAAAAAATAGACTGATAATGAGCTTCTGGTGTGATTTGGGAGAGCTAAACTATTTTTAGTTTATTTGCAGTCATTGCATATTTATATCAAACACAGTTGCACAATGGAAAATCAAGCTAGTCAACAAAAAAGAAAGCCTAAAAATCCAATAAGATTTCAAGTTACATTAAACGAAGAACAAAAATCAGCTAAAGCGATTATTTTAAATAGTAAAATAACTGTTATAAAAGGTGGAGCAGGTTCTGGTAAATCGATGGTTGCGGCACAGGTTGCATTAGATCTTTTATTTACTAGACAAGTAGAAAGAATAATTCTAACAAGACCAGCAGTTACTTCAGGAGAAGAACTAGGTTTTATGCCTGGAGATAAAGATGCTAAACTTGCACCATATACTGCCGCTATCTATGATAATATGTATAGGTTATATAACAAAGAAAAGATAGATAAAGAAATATCTGAAGGTAATATAGAGGTAATACCCGTGGCTTTTATGAGAGGTAGAAATTTATCTAAATGTTGTGTAGTTGTTGATGAGGGACAAAATATAACTCATAGACAAATGGAACTAATATTAGGTAGATTGTGTGAAGGAAGTAAAATGATTATTTGTGGAGATACAGCACAAGTTGATTTAAAAGATAGAAAACAGTCTGGTTTTTCTTTTATATGCAATAACCTAACACTAGTACCTGGATTTTCTGTAGTTACATTAAAAACAAACCATAGAGATCCAATAGTTGAAGAGATTTTAAAAATATATAACGATCATAGAGATTAAAAAAATAAATAATGAGTAACCCTAACATATATGACGGAACTCCTATACCAATATCTGGTAGTACTCCGTTTGGATTTTATGATAACGATGCAAGATTTCAGGCAGACGGCCCGAAAGTTGCTAATTTTGTTGCGAGAAAATTAGGGTATGGCGTAATGGACGTTGAATTAGATGATCTAAATATTTACGCATGTTTTGAAGAAGCTGTATCAGTTTATGCAGAAGAAGTGTATCAACACAAAATAAAAGATAACTATCTAAGTTTAGAGGGATCACCTACTAATACGCAACTTAATAATATAGTTGTTACTCCATCTTTAAGTAATGTTATTGCTATAGCAGATGATTATGGAGAAGCAGCAGGCGTTGGAGGTAATATAGAATGGTATACAGGATCTCTTTACATGACTAAAAATAAACAAGTTTATGATTTACAAGAGTGGGCGATTGCTTCAGCTAGTATGAGCGCAACAGATAGAATACAAATAAAGAGAGTATTCTACGAAGCAAATCCTGCGATTAATCAATACTATGATCCATATATAGGTGGATCTATAAACTATCAAGGCGCTACTGAAAATTTTGGATGGGCGAGTTATTCTCCTGGTTTGAACTTTGTATTATTTCCGATTTATTGGGACATACAAAGAATACAAGAGATCGAGATGTCAAATCATGTTAGAAGATCTGCTTTTTCTTTTGAATTAGTGAATAACAAATTAAGAATATTCCCAATACCTGAGGTTGATGGAATGATGCTTTATTTCCAATATAGTAAAAGAAGTGAATCATCTAATATCGCCTCAAGTAGTTATTATGGAACTAATTCAGGCTTAGTAACGAATCCTTCAAATGTGCCTTATGGTACTATTACTTATAATGAAATAAATTATCCAGGAAAACAATGGATTTATGAATACACTTTAGCATTAGCTTCAGAATTATTAGGACTAATTAGAGGTAAGTATAATAATATTCCAATACCTGGAGCTGATGTTACTTTAAATGCAAATGATTTAGTAAGTAAAGGTAAAGATGCGCAAACTTCTTTAAGAGAAAAACTTAGAACTGATTTAGAAGACATGAGTAGAAGATCTCAATTAGAAAGAAAGCAATCTGAGAACCAATCTTTAAATGATACCTTAAATCAAATACCAATACCAATATTTATAATATAATGGCACTTTTTGGATCAAGACGCGATATAGGCACTTTTACTGGCATATCAAGAGAATTATTAGAAAATATAATATCTCAAAATTGCGGGTATTATAAAGTGATGTTAAATGATACAAAAATAAATGTATATGGTGAAGGTCAAACTAAATATTATGTAGGACCAGTATTAATAAACTGCCTTATAGAAAGAGGGGATTTTACGTTTAAAAAAGAAGAATTTGGAGTTGATGTAGATAGAGATGTTACTTTTAGATTTTTAAAATATCATTTAGTACAAGCAAATATAGTCCCTGAAGTAGGAGATGTTATAATGTACAATGAATCATATTATCAAGTAGATAATACAAATGAAAACCAATTAATAGTTGGTAAAGATAACGAATATTCTTATGAGAGTGGATTACAAAATTTTGGTGATTCATACTCTATAATACTATCAACTCACTTAACAAGTCCTGATGTATTAGGTATAAAAGAAAATAGATTATAATGAATCAAGGAACCAGAGCAAGATCACGCAGAGAATTTATGACTTCTTTATCGGAGCCATATGTTAGTGGATATACTGACCCCACTAAAGTATTTTCTGAACCAAAAAAATCTGGACAACCTGAAATAAATAGAGCATATCAAATATCTTCAGACGACCAATTAGATAAAGATTTTTCTATTGGAATAAAAGACATAGATGAAGCTGTTATGCATTATTTTAATAATGTGTTAAAGCTATATGTTATACAAAATAATACAAAAGTTAATATTCCTATAATGTATGGAAATGCTGAGAGTTGGAAAAACTTTCAAGCAGACGGATACTATAGAGATAAGGAAGGGAAGCTAATGGCTCCACTTTTGATTTTTAAAAGAAATAGCGTTACTCAAAATAGAGATTTAGGGTTTAAATTAGATGGTAACCTAGCTCACAATTTACAACTATTTCAAAAAAAGTATTCAAACAGAAATTTCTATAGTAATTTTTCAGTGCTTTCTAATAGAAGTCCAGAAACAGAATACATAGCAGTTGTGACCCCTGACTATGTGACTATAGAATATGAATGTGTAGTATGGACACATTTTGTAGAACAAATGGATAAAGTAATAGAAGCTTTAAACTTTTCATCCAGAGCTTATTGGGGAGATCCAAATAGATTTCAATTTTATAGCTCTATTGAAACTTTTACTGATACAACTACTTATGCGCAAGGTGAAGATAGATTAATAAAAACAAATTTTAATATAACCTTAAATGGTTATCTAATACCTGATACAATAAATAAAAAATTAGCAAACGCTAATAAATATTATGGCGTATCAAAAGTTGTTTTTGGATTAGAAGCAACAAATTCACCAATAGAAAATCTAGATGTTGCTAAAAGAAGCTCATCTAAGAAACTATCGAATATTATTGCTGCAGATTCTACAAATACTGTAATACAAATAACACAAAATCAAGGCGTGGATCCTACAACAGTAACATACTTAAATACAAATACGCAAAAAGAAGGCGCATTTATAAATGAAACAACAATAGAGTTTCCAGCTATTTGGCTTACTGCACCAACAGGTCTTCCGGCAACTTCTGTTGATAACTTTACGTTTTTCTGTAATGGTCAATTCATAGAAAAGACAGCTATTGTAAGCTTCACACAATTTAGTGGAGTATCAACATTAGTGATAGATCCAGTTATATTACAATATACTTTTGAAGAAACTGATGAAATAGTAGGAATAGGAAAATGGGCATAATATGGCAAAACTAAAATTAAAACAAATATTATCCAATTTACATTATGATGCTAATAATGATCAGTTAATTCTTAGTGGATCTAAAACTCCTGCGGGTTTACAAAATTGGGAAGATGTTGATCAAAATTGGAATGAAGCATTAGGTACTTGGGAAGGTAGCAGAGCAAATATACCAGATTTTGTAATACATGGATCTACATATGTAACATCAAGTGTATATACAACTGGATCAATAACTATAGAAGGCGTAGATACATTTGGAGATAGCGGTAGTTTTGACACAATAGATTTAGGAGAATATTAAATAATTATATAAGATTATGTCATCATTAACTGGACAAAAAATTAAAGACACATACCAATCGTTGTTAAAAACAGACGATAATGGTTTAGTAACTAATGCTTTTAAAAATATTACGGATGGTAGTGGAAGCGCTAGCGGATTATATCTTAAAAATAATGGTGTTCTTTTAAGTGGATCTGTAGATATATCTGGAAGCTTAAATGCCATTAGTATAACTGGTTCATTACGAGGTACTTCTAGCTTTGCTATATCAGCTTCTTGGGCACCAAGTAGTCCAGCTATACCAGGCGGATCTGATACTCAAATTCAATTTAATAGTGGAAGTACTCTCTTTGGCAGTGAAGCGTTTAAATATATATATGAAAGTCAAAGCCTACAACATGGGTATACAACTGAAGCTATAGGAGCATATTCGCATACAGAAGGATCTAATACAGTTGCATCTGGCGATTATTCACATGCTGAAGGAACAGACACAGTAGCATCAGGCTCTTACTCACATGCTGAAGGTAATAGTACACAAGCAGTGGGAAGTTACTCACATGCTGAAGGTAATAGTACACAAGCAATGGGAAATTACTCACACGCTGAAGGTATTGTTACGCAAGCGATAGGCGGTTTTTCACATGCAGAAGGTTGGGGCGCACAAGCAATAGGAGGTTACTCACATGCAGAAGGCTATAGTACACAAACAATAGGAGACTATTCCCATGCTGAAGGAAACTCTACACAAGCAATAGGAGAGGGATCACATGCAGAAGGCAATATGACATATGCGTCAGGCGCTTATTCTCATGCTGAAGGTTATTTGACTACCGCGAGCGCTAACTGGTCACATGCAGAAGGTCGTCTTACAAGGGCTAGGAGTGAAGGTTCACATGCAGAAGGTACAGGGGCTGTAGCATCAGGCATTTATTCACATGCTGAAGGTTATTTAACGCTAGCTACAGGATCATATTCGCATGCAGAAGGACAATTAACACAAGCTATAGGCGTGGGTTCACATGCAGAAGGCTCTAGTACTATGGCCATAGGCGATAGTTCCCATGTAGAGGGCCTCAGCGCTTTGGCATTTGGAGATTATTCTCATGCAGAAGGAGCAGGAGCAGTAACCATAGGATTCGGTTCACATGCAGAAGGACAAGGAACTATCGCATCAGGTTCATACCAACACGTATCAGGCCAATATAACCAACACAACAACGACACATCATATTTCGTAGTAGGTATAGGATTAGATGATACTTCTAGAAAAGATGGCTTCACAGTAGATGTAGATTCAAACGGAAGTGGATCGATAATGATACCGTGCAATGATTCTCAAGGCGGAATAATATTTCCTTTAAATCCTAAGATTGGTTCTATGTTTATAGATCCAATAAACAACCTATTTTATGTATTCACCGGAAATGGAGCAACAGGTTGGACATATGCATCCCTCATCCCCGTAACTCCACCATAAGCGGTTTACTTTACGTATTTAACAGAAACGGTAAAATAAAGATAGGAATGTTTATTTGGATAGGAACTTGGCAGCAAATATAGAGAGAACACATTAATAGCATATTTATTACTAGCTACATAGCTATACATAATATTAGTACATACTAATCCATACCTGACATATGTCAAACCAGTATCTTAAGCTACGTCGTAGTGGCGTACCAGGCAAAATTCCCACAACAGAATCTATTGATTTTGGTGAGATAGCACTTAATACATATGATGGTTTGGCTTATATGAAAAAATCAGGTTCTAGTGGGATTGAAGTAGTACCAATTGGGCTTTCATCTGGTTCATTTTCAGGAAGTTTTAGGGGTACATTTACCGGCTCTCTACAAGGAACGGCTAGTTGGGCACAAAACTACAACGAAACAGACCCAGTCTTTACAGCAGTATCAGGTACATTTGCTACAACAGCATCCTTTAATGCTTTTACATCATCATACAACACCGGATCATTCACAGGCTCTTTCACAGGGTCGTTACTAGGAACCGCAGCTACAGCAAGCTATGTAAAAAATGCACAAACAGCGTCTTACGTAGTGTTAGCTCAGACAGCAAGTTATATACAACAAGCACAAAGTGCATCATACGCCAGTACAGCCTCTTATGTTTTAAACGCTGTAAGTGCATCGTATTCAAACACAGCCTCTTACGTAGAACTAGCTCAAACTGCTAGCTACGTCTTAAATGCTGTGAGTGCTTCATATGCTCTGTCATCATCCTATGCCGTAAATGCAACTAATGCTGCAACAGCGTCAAATATATTAGGTGGTAAAGCACCGCATATACCTTATTTTATTACAGATACAACACTAGCAACAAGTTCATTATACCAATCAGGCTCTTCAACTGTTATCATAAACCAAGATGCAGCAACAGAAGCCAATCCTGAAGCTTTATATGTTTGGCAACCGAGCACATCATCAATTAATGTAATAAGTGGTAAAGGTAACTTAGATAACTATCTACAGCTAAACATTCAAAATACAAACCAAGGACCAAACGCATCATCAGATGTAGTTGCAACTGCCAATAACGGTAGTGAATTAGACAACTACATTGACATGGGTATCAACAGCCAGAACTATGCTGGTTTCTTGGGTGATGCAAATGATTCTTATCTCTATTCGCATGGTCATGATATGTGGATAGGAAATATAAATGATGGATATAATCTACATTTATTCAATAGTTCTAGTATAAATCCGCTTGTAACAATAACACCGTCTAACGATGTTGATGTTAATACAAGATTAAACGCACCTAACTTAACAGGTAGCTTAGAAGGAACTGCTAGTTGGGCTAAAAATATAATATCATCCTCTCATGCAATTAATTCAGACTTTGCTGGCTATGCACAAACAGCAGGTATAGCGGCAAACGGAGGCGTAACACAACTTATAGCAGGATCTGGAGTATCATTAATACCATCGACAGGAGTAGGTAATGTAACAGTGATTGCTACTGGAGTAGGAGGTGTAACAATATTATCTGGTTCTAATGTAACACAATCATTTAGTAACTCAAATACTTGGAATTTCACTCATAATCTAGGCGTTAGAACTCCAATTATAAATGTATTTGATTCAAATTATAATCAAGTAATACCAGAATCAATACAACTAATAGATACTGCAAGTGCAATAATTACATTCCCAACTTTAGAAAGTGGATTTGCAATAGCATCTGTTGGAGGCGTAACAGGAAATGCATTATCATCTTCATATTCTTTATTAGCTACATACGCAGACACGGCATCTTATTATGCTGAGACAGATCCTATATTTGTAGCTAAAAGCGCATCATTAGCGACTACTGGTTCTAATATATTTAGAGGTACACAAACAATAAGCGGTAGTATGATTTTAGTGAATGGTGCTACTGGTTCATTATTAGGAACAGCATCATTTGCTACAACAGCATCATACACTTTAAATGCACTAAGCGCTTCATACGCTCAAACAGCGTCATATTCGCAAAATCTAGTAGTATCGGGATCAATCTCAACAGTAGATTATATTGATTTTAATACAACAACTAACCCATCTCATTTAGAAGGTCGTGTACATTGGGATGATACAGTAAAAACATTGCAGCTTGATACTGAAAGCCCCAACTTCAGTATTGACGTTGGACATCAGAATGTTGTTAGAGTTTACAATAATACAGGAGCGGATATACAGGCAGGTAAGATAGTGTATATAAACGGAGCTCAAGGAAATACACCTACAGTAGCTACAGCTAGCTGGGAAATAGATCCATCATCAGCAAGCACAATAGGATTCGCAGCAACAACAATATCAGGCTCTGGTGGTAATAGACACGGCTACGTTATAACAAATGGGTTAATAACAAATATAAACACAAACGGTATAGCTGTTGGTAGTAGATTATTTTTATCATCTAGTGGTACTTTTACAGATGTAGCACCTGATGCTCCATTACACGAAGTTAGATTAGGTGTTGTAGTAGTAAACAATGCTACCACAGGCGTTATCTATGTAAACATAGTAAACGGTTTTGAATTAACAGAGCTACATGATGTAAGAACAACATCAGAGAGTAACGGTGATCTATTGGTTTATAGCGCATCTCTTTGGACAAATTCAAAAGCACTAACAGGAAGTTACAGCGTAACTGGATCACTTACAATATCAGGTTCATCTACATTTACCAACATAGGCCCCGCTGTATTTACTGGTAGCGTTGGTATATCTGGCAGCGTGAGTATGGCCGGAAGTATTATACCAGCAGTATCTAGTTCATTTAGCTTAGGATCAGCAACTAATCCGTGGAAAGACATATTTGTAAAATCAGGATCAATCAGTATAGAATCAGATGTGCCTGGTAACCCATCAACTCTTATTTCAAATGTAGGAGGTAATATATTACTATCAGCTGGTGGTATGCAACTATTAGGTAGTGGATCATTTAATGCAGCAACTGGATCATTTGGGTATATTAGCGGATCGCTAACACACGTAGGTACACTTACACAAGTAGGTGATACAGTAATAACAGGGTCATTAACATTAAACTCAGGATCAGTATTAAATCTAAACGATGGATTTTATGTAAACGGTACAAAGCAATACAACTACGGTCAGTTTAGCAGTACAACATCACAATCAGGAAGTGTAAACGTAACATCATCTTTTAACTATGATACGACGGTATATTCACAAGGAGTTAATATAGTAAGCGGAAGTAGAATTACCATCCCACACGGTGGAGTATACAATATAACAGCAACAACAACTGTTGAGATAACTACTAATGTTACTACAAATGTGTATTTATGGCTAAGAAAAAATGGAACTAATGTTAGTAATAGTACAGTTTTCTTTCAAGGAAGAGCAGAGTATCACTATCTGGCTTTAAATCATGTAGTAAGTGCTAGTGCAGGAGATTATTTTGAAGTGATGAAATTATACGACGCAGATGCGCCTATATTTAGAGCAGTAGCAGCTGCAGGAAGTGTACCAGCTATACCATCAATAATAACAACAGTAACACAGATAGCATAAAATGAGAATATTTCAACCCATAGTAACCTCTTCGCTTAGCGTACAAGATACGGTAACAGCAGTTGCTTTCTCCGGAAGCCTGTATGGTACTGCTTCATGGGCTGTATCATCATCTAATGCTATAAATGCTATAAATGCACAAAGCAGCTCCAACTTTACTGTAACCAGTACACTACATATAGATGGTACAGCAACAAACGTACAGTCTGCATTATCAACTATTGTTGGATCAAACAACATATACAGCACACCAACTGGTTCCTATACAGCATTCTTTGGAAAATATACAATACATAAGAGCACAAATGCACGAGCAGGTGAATTTATGGCTGTATGGAACGATAGTCTACCAGTAGTATACACAGATGTATCAACAACAGACATAGGAAATACTTTAGATATATCTTTCACAGCAACGCTTATTGGTAACGATATTCAAGTAAATGCTGACGCATTATCATCTGGTTGGACTGTAAAAATGCTTGGCACTTTTATCTAACTTAACATATTTATTACTGAGTATTTGGTTGGATAGGGAAAACTAAAATACAAAACATGGCTAATGAATTCGTAGCGCGCAACGGTATAATTGCGCTAAATAACTCCACTGTAACAGGCTCATTAAACGTCACAGAACGTATAGTAGCCCAATCTGTATCATCTAGTTTCTCAGGCTCAGGAGCAAACCTATACGACATACCAGCATCAGGTATCGTAGGCCTAAACTTATCCCAAATATCATCAGGATCAGTATCTGCATCTATATCACCGAATAATGGATTTAGAGTAAATACTGACACAACAATAAGCGGATCACTAACAGTAAACGGCGTAACTGATGGAACTGGATCTGGACACGTGATAATGTACAACACATCATCCGGTCAATTCTTTTACACCGCATCATCAGCAATAGGTGGTGGTGCATCAAACGACAATTTTCAACAAATATTCCTATTAATGGGAGGATAACAATATGCCAAACGTAGCAAAAGTATTAGGACAGATAGTATCAACAGGTAGCGCAGTAGATTTATACACTGTACCTGCATTGAAACAAACAGTAGTATCAACACTCACAGTAGCAAACCTAACTGCGGGATCAGGAACGTTCGATGTAGCTATCAGAGTAAGTGGATCTGCTATAGAAGATAAACACTACATCTATAAGAATGTATCGCTACCAGCTAACGATACCTTTGCAGCAACGTTTGGTATAACGATGGCTGCTACAGACGTAGTAACTGTAGCTTCATCAGTATCAAGCTCATTTAATTTATTTGGACAAGAAGTAACAACAACATAATAAATGGCACAAGGAACTTCTACAACAACATCA